TATTAAAGAGGTAATGGAGCCCTTCACCCTTCTCAGAAAAAGTCGGGTCTTTCTAAATGGAATAGGTTTTGTCATGGAGTAAAATTTAGCTTTGCTCATTATATTCCTCCTCAATCACTTTAAAGAAGAACTCTTCCGGTTTAGGACTTACTATGCTCTCAATAACCTCTTTTACTGGAATACTCCCAACTTCTTTTATAATAGATTTCTTTGCGTCTACTGTCAGTTTGATAAGCCGACTGTTTTTACCTAACTCGGTGAATAGGTCTTCTTTTTTAACTGGTTCTAACTTCATAGAAACACTCCTTTCTTTCAATCAAAAAATCTATGCTACATGATTATAACACATAGCATAGATTTATCAAATCGACCTAAATATCAGCGTCCACTATATCTTCTTTTTTATCTTCATCACTCTTACCTAAGTCACCGAAAATTTTCTCTAAAATTCCTCCACGTTGTGGGTTCGTGACTTGAGTAGTCATTTCCTGTGTACCATCACTTCTGAGAATTTTGGTTTGTCTGAGAACTTCTGTACTTCCATTCTCATACATAGCTTTAAGCTGTCCTAAATATCTCATAGACTGGTCCATCATAGCAGACACATTCGGGTCTGGAAGTCCACCTTCAAGCATTTCAAACATCATGGTTCTCTGTAATCTTCCTAAAGAGAAGTCTACAATACCTTGCATAGCTTGAATAATATCACCCATATCTCTTGTGTCGAACTTATCAAAGATTTTGTTATAAGCACAAGCATATCCGGCTTTATATTCTGGACACTTCTGTGCCGCATAACAGGTGTCACAAGCCAGTTTAGGAAATTTCTTTGAGTACATCTTTTTAGGTTTTAACACTTGTCTTTGACCTTTAAGGAAGTGTCCATGTTCATCACGGATAGGTGTAATTCCCTCTTCTGCAAAGATTTCATCATCTAAAGAATCAATCTCTGGTGCTTCACCATCAGTACTCTCTGGCAGGTATTTTGAAAGGACATTAAGGACTTCCATTTCAGAAACGTCCTCAGTGTCATATTCATCATCTGTGATATAAGTCTCACGCTCTTTCACTACCCTGTCAAAATTCGTGCCGAGAAGTAAGAGTTTATCATTCTCACCTAAAAGGTTCTCTTTGTAGAACTGAATAAGGTCAGTGACCCTTTCTTCATCACTCTGGACAATCCTGTTGATATAGAGGTCATGGATTTCTTTAATCACCTCTGGTGTATAAACCCGATTGATAAAATCTGCATAATCTGGGTTATCCCAGTTCATAAAACAGGTCATATCAATAACACAGTTTAAAGCCTGCACTCTGTCCTCTTTGGAAACATTAAAGAGTTCTGCATAGTGTTCCCATGTAGCGTCCTGCTCTTCTGGGTTGTCTAACCACTCTGGTGTAGGGTATTCAATAGAGTCAAGGTCTGCTTCTGTTCTCTTCTCTCCCTTTGGTCTCAGCCAGTACATTCTGGCTCTACACTGCTTCTGAATATATTCCTCTGCTTCAATAAAAGCATGAACATTTACCCTAATCATTTCTGTGTTGTCTTCATCAAGTAATTTCTGTTCATCAAAACCCAGAGAAACAAGTTTTGGGAGCATATTACCCTTCCACTTGTCTTTCTTTAAACGTGTCATCTTCTTACCAGTCCAGTAGTTGACTTCACCATACTGCAATCCTACCATCCACGTTGTAGAGTCTACTGTGTAAAATGGGAGGGAAGTTAAAAGAGAAGTCTTTGTCATAGCCATTCCATGTACAACAGTATTATATTTCTCTGTAATTCTAAGTCGGTCTCTGCAAATTCTCTCTCCGTCATCAGAGTCAAACTCCCAAGGCATACCAATATAGGGATAACGCTGTGCATATTGTTCCCAAGTTCTTGCTGTCTGCCCTTCATGGTAAATGAAACACACTGGAATACCTGTCTCAAGCATAAAAGGCTCAAAGTACTTTTCATTCCACTGCTGAACAATCTCTGGGTCAACATGACCTTCAATATCAAGATTGGCAATAGCAAAGATAATGTCCTTGTGCTTTTTAGCCCATTTTAAATATCTATCAATCTGTTTCTCCCAGTCTTCAATAGTGAACTCGGCATACTTAGAGTCATTTCGGTAAGTGTAAGCACCAGAGTCAACAAAGAACTTGATACCAAGACCACTAAACTTATCAACATTCATGTGTTTATTCTGCACATACTGATAGGACACCAGAAAGTTTCTGATACCCATATCATACAGAATGTCAAAGTTTCTTTCATCTTCAACACCAGAGTATAACATATGAAAGTCCTGTTCATGGTCTACAATATCCCACAATGTCTTTGGCTTCTCTTGTACTGCTTCACCAGAATGGTCTTCTTTATTCGTAATTTGATTAAATTTGGACTTTCCAGAAGACTCTGGGGTATTTGTAGGCATTGCCTTTTTGAGCTTTAATTTAGGCATATTTCTTACCCCTTTCTTCTCTCTTTAAATTCCTCATAACTGTCTTCAAATCCCGGCTGTGTTCTCTTAAAGTATGTGATAGTACTGCAATCACTTTCAGCACCACGACACTTCACACACTGGTGTGTTGCTTCTACCTCTACAAAAAGTGCATGAGGTTCAAGCATATTAAACAGGAACTCTCCAATCTCTGTAGTCAGCTTCTCCTGTAACTGTGGTCTCTTACTAAAGTACTTCACCACTCTCGGAAGTTTTGACAGTCCAATGATTGTGTCACTCGGAACATAACCAATAGTGACTTTGCCGGAGAAAGGTAAGAAGTGGTGTTCACAAGTAGAGTTAAATTCAATATCCCTTACAATCACCATTTCACTCTCATACTCATTCGGAAAGGTAGTCATGGTCTCCTTTAACTCCTTCATGTGAGCGTCATTCACATTTGCAAATAACTCATTCACCCACATCTTAGCCACTCTGAGGGGAGTGTTCTTATTGCTCTCTGTTTTTGGGATTTCAAGAATCCTCATAATCTCTTCAAGATGTTCCTTAATTGCTTCTACTTTGTTATTTATCATAGTATATACCTCCTTTATCTTGTAATCTTCATTATAACATAAAAAAGCACTGGGTCAACCTATTGTCAACCCAATGCTCTCTTACTTTTGGCTGTGTGACGATTATCGACCACGAACACGGTTTACTACGTTGGAAATACCATTACGGATAGCTCTTCCTGCTCTCTGAATAGCATTACCACCTCTACCGCTACGAGTAGAATTACCACCACTACGTCCATTGCTAGGACCTGCGTATGCTTTCATCATAGTTTCGTCCTCCTTTTTGTATATTTGATTAAGGGTGTTCTTATAACAGGGGAATATACTAAACACCTGTTAAAGTACGTTTTCTTAACCTTCTCTTACTATACCAGAGGAGCTTATCAAAGTCAATATGTTTCGCCATAAATTTCTTCAAGTGCAAGACAATCTGGACACTTCCCACAAGGGAAAATTTTCAGTGTTGGCTCGTTACATGAAAAGAAATCTGCCGGAGTAATATTGTGCTGTCTGGCTATACCTTTAAAATCCCATTTATCCATATCTATGAATGGTGTTTCAATCTTTATATCAGAGTCTTTCAACACCTGCTCAAGATTATTAAAGAACTCACCAGTACAGTCAATGTATTCATGCCCCGGAATTGATTTAATCACAGCTACATATATTTTCTTACTACCAATTCCTTGTGCTAAAGAAGAAGCATAAGCCATGAAGATAAGATTGCGGTACTCTAAATACTGAGCGTCACCATCTGGGTCTGAGTGTTTTCTACCATAGAGAGTACTTGCTGTCCATCTAATAGGGTCAAGTCTCACATTATGATAAATCATGTTCAGTTTCTTACACACCTTCTTAGCACAATGAGTTTCCATGAGTCGATTTCTGTTTCCATATTCAAAATGAAGGGAGTGAATTTCTGCGTCTGGGTGTTGGTCTCTTACATAGTGGCACAGACACACACTATCAAAACCACCACTGTTAAGTACAACAATCTTTTCTTTCATAAACTACCTCCGAAACACATCTGGAATATCAGCCGGAAGAGAACTTCTTGAAGGTTTAGCTTTATTCACCGGATTATGATAAAGAGGTTGACCTACGTTTCTCTGCTGTTTCTTCTCTTCTGGCTGTGATGTTCTAACAGGTTTTCTTCCTGCTACTTTATTCAGTCCATTGAGTCTTGCTGTCTCTTCATCTAAAATCTCTTTAGCTCCAATTTTAGCTCCATCATATCTTTCTTTGTCTGCCTTGATTTCTTCGGCTCTTGCTAAAGTGCGAGCGTCATCACGTCTCTGCCACTTTAACTCTTCTGGGTCTACTGGTCTTCTGATCATCTTCCTACCTCCTCATAAGTCTTTTCAAAAATGTCTGGTTTGCATGGATAATATTCTCCCACACTTGCGTTCATAATACCTTCAAGTGTCTCAATCTTGAGTACAGGATTTTCTGGGTCTTCATAATTAACCCTTAAATCTTGAGTAGTGATAAACTCCGAAAGCTCACAAAGTCTTTCTGGGTTATCCAGAAATTGCACTGCTTCAATCACTACTGGTTTCTTTCTATATTGCTTTGCCATATTACTTTACCTCCAAAATCTTATGAAGCTGTATCTGCACACGAACATCTAAATGGTCTTCCAGAATCCAATCAACTAACTCATGTCCAATGTATGCTTTTCCATCTGGGTCAAACATAGGACTGACAAGAATTTTTGCGGAAGTAGGATATTTCTTCATTACTCCCTTCATAAACTCATAGTCTTCTCTGTCCTTGATGACATACTTAACCTCGTCAGTGTTTTGGAGTTTTAAAAGATTCTCATAAATGTTCTTGTGTTTCACTCCACTGGAAGGACCTTTAATGTCCATCACATATTTGTAACTTCGTCTGTAGCTTGGCTCTTCAAGTGGTACACACCCACTTGTCTCAATGGAGACTTTAAATCCCAGTGATTGAAGCTCATACACCAATGGAAGTGCTTCATCATAGATTAAAGGTTCTCCACCAGTCAAGCAGATGTTCTTACACCACTTGTAGTCTTTGAGTACTGTCTGGACTATGTTACCCACAGAAATTCTCTTTCTGTCCTCTTTCTTCTGAGGTTGGTCGCAATAGGAACAACCAACAGGACACCCAAACAGACGGATAAAGACACAAGGAAGACCTGTATCACTTGACTCTCCCTGTATGCTACAGAAAATTTCATCATAGTATAACATAGTCTTACCTCCTTATGACTCTAAAATAGAGTACTCTGCATAACTATCTGCTGTCTCCCACAGCTTCACACTTACAAGGTGAACACCCTCTGGCAATCTGGAAATAATGTCGGAAGAAATAACCGAAACCATATTCTCTGCTGTCGGGTTAGGGAAATAGTCATTGAGATTGCAGTGGTCGTATTTATCCACAGCTACCTCTTTAACAATATGTTTCAAATCTTTAAAGTCAATAATCATTCCGCACTTTGGATTGTTTGTGTCTTTAATGATATTGCCACCAACTGTCACACTGAGTTTGTAAGAGTGTCCATGAAGATTGTGACAAGCTCCTACATAGTGTGGCAGGTGGTGACACGCTTCAAAGCTAAAGTTCTTTGTTACTGTAATCATCACCTGTCTCCTCCTTACACTGTTGATAACTCTGCAAAACACCAGTCATCTGCAAGCATATCTGCTTGAGAAGCAAGCCAACCCATCTGTACACCAGAAGTGCCAACAAATGCGATTGCTTGATTTCCGATTGCTTTATGCTCACAGTTTGCTACATGACCAGAAGGTGTTTTGTAGCTGATGTTACTTGCAAGTTCAATGTACTGGTCTTTACCATTCCAACCTTTACGCTTTACTCTAAAGCCACGTTTCATGTACTTGATTGCTTCACCAAATGAGAATGTGGCAATACCACCAAGTAAAGGTGTATTGTGTTCATCAGCAATAACCCATTCATCACTGAGAACATTGGAAAGTGTGTACTCAACTCTTTGAGTCTCACGAATGTCCAGTGGAGATTTCTGTCCATTGTCAACATCATCTTGTCTACAGTACATCATAATGGTCTGTTTGTTGTTATCCCAACACCAGTAACCACCCCATGATGGAAGTTTGACTTTGTGACCCTGTTTCATAGCTTCTAATGCTTCTTTAAAATACATAATAAATTCTCCTTTCTTATTCTACAATCAGTCTTGCGATTAACACAGTCTTATCACCGTCAATGTCTGCAACATCATAACCCGGTCTGAAAGATAAGACTTTACCTTTTTGAGCAAAGATACTACTGGCAGTAGCCATAGCTTTAAACATCTGGTTTACACTAGAAGCTCCAATAGCTCTTAACTCAATATCAGTATATCCTGCTTCATAAGTCTTAACAATACTTCCGGCAGTCTCTTTTGTAGGAGAAGAGCCGGACACTCTAAGTACTTTTGTTTTATTAGGTACACCCATTGTTGCTACCTTCCTTTCTTCAATAATTACATTGATTTTCTTTCTGCAATTTCAGCCATTTTAGCTGAGTTCAATCTTGTGTCACCTTTCACTCTTGAGTAACTGAGATAACCATTCATGCGGTCAATCTTTGTGAGATTCTTACTACCACATACAGGGCAAACATCCATTTCAAGCTCTTGGTGTCCACAGTCATCACAATATGCTAAAGACAAGTTCACACCTTCATAGAATCCCATTTTCATAGCTCTTCTTACAAGTGTTCTGATTGCTTCAACATTGTAACCCAGTGGGTATCTGACATACTGGATTTTTCCACCGTTTGCTAAATCCCAGAATCTCTTTTCAAGGTCTTGTTTCTGAATAGGAGTAATGTCCTCTGTAACATGACAGTGGAAAGAGTTTGACACATAAGGTCTGTCACTTACCTTCTCAATCACTCCGAACTCTTTTCGGAACTGTTCAATCTGTAAGCCACACAGACTCTCAGCAGGTGTTCCATAGATAGCATACAAGATACCATCTTCTGACTTGTACTGCTGAATTTTGGTGTTGATATGTTTCATAACCTCTAAAGCAAATTCTCCGTCTTCGACAAGAGACTTTTTATTATAAAGCTCTTGAAGTTCATTCAAGGCTGTGAAACCAAATGAAGCCGTCATAGGCTTTAACAGTGGTTTGATTTTGTCGGAAGGTTTTAAATGACCTCCATAGAAGCCACCTTCACAATAAGCTACTGGATTGACACTTGCTCTCATTTCTCCCAGATAATCAAAGGTTCTCTTATGAATACCTCTAATCATTTCAAGGTAATAATCAAGCACTTCATAGAAGTCCTTACTTTCTCTTCTTGCCTTTGCAAGTATCATAGGCAGGTGAAGTGACACAGCTCCAATATTAAATCTTCCAACAAACACTGGCTTGTCATCTTCATCAGCAGGTGTCATTCCTCCACGCTCATACCATGGAGATAAAAAAGCTCTGCACCCCATAGGACTGACAACTCTCTTATACTTCTTATACATTTCAGCTACATATCCCTCACCAGTCAGTGATAACCAGTCTGGGTACATAGTCTTTGAAGAACAGTCAATACCTGCTTCAAACACATCTTCATTGATACACCCTTCACCATGAAGTTCTTCATCATACAGAAATACGATTTTCGGGAAGAGTACAGGTTTCTTAAATCCCGGCTTACCTTGACCCTCTTTGTGTACTCTGAGGAAAGTGATAGAAGCAAGTTTTTCAAAACGTGCTGTGCCAAGTCCTAAAGTCATAGTGATGAATGGATAGTCACCTCGGGAACTTCCAACAGTGTTGAGCTTCATTTCAATACCTTGGAATCCCTGTTCATAATCTCTCTCAACTTTTCTGTAAGCCCAGTCAGTACATTCTTTAGTCACTGTCTGCTGTCCTCTAATCTCAAGATACTCCTCAATGTACTTCTTGTAACTCTTTTCTGCATATGGAGCTAAAATCTTATCCACCTCTGGCACAGTGAAACCACCATACTGTTGTGAAGCACAAGACAGAATAATGTCTCCCAGAACATCAAAAGCAGTGTCAAGAGTTTTCGGTTCATTATACCACTGATTACCCATTTCAAAACCACCACTCATTACACTGGCAATATCAAACAGGCAACAATTCATGGTGTCCAATCTGGCTGACTGGTCGTGAATATAAATATAACCTTCTTTACACGCTTGGAGTTCATCTTTTGTCATAAAGAACCTGCGGTAGAGTCTTTTGTTTAACTCATTAAATATCAGACACCTCTTAGTGGCAACAAGTGTACTGTCTGTGTTACTGTTCTCCTTATCACCAATATGTCTGATACTCTGAGACTTCACATACACTTGGTCCATCATGTGTACAAAGTCATGTTTGTAATTCCTGTAGTCTCTATAGCTCTTTGCAATCATAGGGTCAATCTTATCCAATGCAAGCTCCACATAGTTGTGCATTTTTGGAACAGGAATTTCTTTCACACCTGCTCTCTCAATGGCTTCTTCAACTTCTCTGACAATATCCCATTTTTTCTCTTCACTGAGATTCACCATAACTCTGTTTGAAGATTTTGTAACAGCGTTGACAATCTTCTCCGGGTTAAAAGGTTCAAGAGTTCCATCTTTCTTAATGATTGTGTAATCACTCAAATTCATAATGAATAGTCCTCCTTCTTTCTTCTTGGTTTAATGACTTTTGAAACAAGGTCTTCAACCAATACATAACCGAAATTTCTGCTGTCATAACTGTCTAAGGCATTATCACCTAAAAAGTATATGGACTGAACTTCACCTTTCTTGTCTCTGAATACCTCGCTTACTCTCTTGATTAAAAGTCTATTCTTCACTGTAGGGTGTTTAAACACCATAACGTCTCCCGGCTTGATTTTATTCTTTCTGAATATTCTTCTGGAAAGAATAATTTCCCCATCATGGTAGGTAGGGAACATACTGTTACCACACACATTGACAAGTGGGAAAACAAAGTGTTCAGCTACAACTCCTACTGCAATAAAAAACAGCCACTTCAAAACTATCATTTCTTAAATGTCCTCCTTCCGACTACTTTCTCTTTCGGAACAAGGTTCAAGAAATCCTCTAATTTCAAAGTGACATAATCATTTGAGGTATTGTGTTCATGAAACACCACGATTGGCACACGACCTTCTGGACAGTCACTTTCTGCTTGCCTTATCCACTTTGGAAGAGACCACTGCTTCTGATTCTTACACTCTATGTGTAACAGTAACATCTGCTTAGTGTCCACAATGGTAATATCTCCTCGGTAGTCATCAGCTTTATCTGACTTCTTAGCAAATCCACCAGACTGAGGTGTTCTCTTTAATTCAACACCATACTTACTCTGGAACTTCTTTGCTATGTCTCGCTCAAATTGACCGCCTTTTCTCTTAGCATTTCTACCCTGTCTTGAAAGAGCTTCGTGTTTCGTTTCTTCTTGTTTTGGTTCTTGACCTAATGTTTCTGTTTTCTTCTTTAACTTCATCATTAAATTCTCCTTTACTTGTTACGATATATTCAACAAAATGCTGTAACCCCATTATAGTCCAGAGACTTCTTTTCGTCAACAATAAAAAATAGGAGCAGATTTTACTCTGCTCCTAAAATTCTTATCTGTATTCAAAAGAACCATTAGTGTTGTCGATTCTATCATATATTACCATGTGCATAGCTTCTTTTGTTTCATCACTTATAGTAAGTTTCATCATTCCACAGGGTAGTTCTAAATCTACCACTTCTTCTATAGTGTTGGGATAGTCAGAACTCCATACTCTATTCAATGCAACAATGATGTTATAGGCTCTGTCTTCTACAGTTCCTCCTTTATTTTCTGCCATAAGCATTAAATACTTGCTATCTTCTGCACTCCAATCCATTGAGTACTTATCTTGAAACTTAGTGTGTGTCTCTTCTTTTGCAGAACACCCACTTAACAGAAAGCAAACAGCACACAAAATTATAAGTTTTCTTTTCATCTTACACCTCATAATCCTTCATTTGCGATTTTGTCTGTAATGTCAATATACAGGTCGTTTAACCTATAGTACATTTTATGGATTTCATCTGGAACGTGGTCTCCATCACGTTCAATGTCTTCTGCACCATTCTTGTTTTTGTATCTCCACAGATACTTAAAAGCATTACACAGGCAGAAGTCATACACTGCTTTTGCTCCAAAAGCTACCCTCATGCACTCAATACACTCTAAAGAGGTGTTACCCTCATAGTGTGATGGGTGATTTACATTGTCTACTTCCTTACTCATACTTAAATACCTCCTTTACTACTTTGCAGAATTTCTTGAAATCCCTCTTACTCATATAGAACTTGTGAATATTCTTAGCCTTACCCACTTTCTTTTTAGTGAGTGTAACAAGAACTCCATCAGTGTCACAATCAACAAAGGACAGAGAATATGTACCCATTGTAACAGGGTGTTCAAGAGGTGGATTGAGCTTGACAACACCACTAAAGGTAGTCTTACAGGATAACAACTGCTTAGTCATTTCCTTATTCAGCTTGAAGGTAGAATCTACCTTCTTACTGAATACCAGAACATTTACTCTTTCACTTCTCTTCTCAACAGTCAACTTTAATCTGTCCGGCAGTCTGAATGTGAATTTGTCCATTACTTAATTCTCCCTTCTGATAACTCAATCAGTTCTTCATACCAAGGTTGCATGATTTCTTTCATCTGAGGGTGTGGAGCACCTGTAGTTCCTTTAGCTCTCAGATTAACAATGTGTTGCCACTCTGTCTCATTACAGGTCATAATGATTTCCGTCTTTAAAGAGTTTGGCAGAACACTTCTTGCTTCTTGTGGTGTTGAACCATAACCTAAAAGCTCAAAGTACTTTCTCTCAGCAACTTCACAAGAAGTCTTCCATGCTTCATACACTCTGCTGTCATCATGTCCAGTATCAAAAAAGAATGGAAGGATAAATGTAATATCTCCTCCAAATTTGTCTTTAGAATAATTGCAGTAACGAGTACTCTCCTGTGCAAAACTACAAGGTCTATGTCTTACAAGCTCATGAGAAACACCCCTATCACATACAAATAAAACAGTATGAGTCCTGTGTTTCATAATCTCCTGCTCTCTGAGATTCTTAGGACTGTCATAAAGTTCATTATACAAATCATCACAGAAATCTTCCTCCGGCATAATCTGAAAGTGTCTTGTATTCCTATAAGAGAAACACTGAGGAAAAATCTCTGGGAAGTAGTTACCAACACAAGACAGCATTTCATCAATCACAGAATTGATTGGAGTAACATTCAAATCACAAGCTCCTAAAGCTGACACCATATAAAAGAACACTCTTAAAGGTGCTGAGATATAAGTATCACCATGTTCCGTGATGTAAACGTGTTTAAGAATATCTGTAGCTTCTCCCAATAAACCACAATCCACTTTGGCAAACATACTGAGACCTTTCATTAAGTCTTCATACAGACCTGTGTATCTCATGTGTACCCAGTAATGTTCAATCATTGCATAATGCTTTCTGCTACACAGTCCTTTCACAAACTTCACTGCACTATCATCAGTGATTTTATCCTCTGACTTGTAGCAGGTTCTACCAATCTTCTCAATAAACTGGTAAGGTGTCATTCCCTCTTTGGAAATGTGTTCATGGTAAGGTTTAATTACCTTCATGATGTTATCCTCCTTTTATTCGAGCCACCTATTATCAATGTAATAGAAAGCAAATATTATTAAAGCTGTTACAATAAACCAGACAATCCAGAATATGATATTAACTGTGTTTATGTCTGTCATATAAGAGTCAACAGTGTCCTTTAAAGCTGTTTCACTAAACACTGAATTTTCACTTATAGTGCCATCTTTTAATTTAGTAAATATTGTTCCCTTCATTTTTGAGGAAACACCATAGTACACATGACGAAGATGATACCCGGCACTAACTGTATCAATGTGGTGTGATGAAAAATCAAACCTGTCATAACTAAAAGACTCTCCTAAAAACGTGATACTCTGAGTATGCTTTGAATCATTCCCTATATTATCCCAAGTCCAATAAACTTCTGTTCTTGTATGTGTTTGTTTTGTTTTTCCAGAACCAGTCGTGTATGTTACTACTCTTGTGTGCCTAGTGTATCTCTCTGTTTCCTGTCGAATATATGTATATTCTCCTTTAACATCATCATAAGATACTGGTGTGTCTGCTGAAAGGTCTCCATACACAAAAGCATTACCAAAATTGGTTTGCATAGCTTGTTTAAATAAAGACTCTTCCGCATTTATTTTTAGTGCCTTTCCATACATATCATTCTTCTGAATAAAATGGTCAGTCAAGGCACTATTTGAAACCACACCTATGATAAGCATAACAAAGAAGATAATTACACTAAACAGAACCTCACGTTTAGTTATCTCAAAATCATATCTTCTATAATACATAGGTTTATTCCTCCATCAATCTCCGAAAAGGTTTGTGGGAGCGTCTGGTGATACATCAAAATCAAGTCTTTGATAATCTTTCACTTCATAACCCATCATAGACAAGATAAACTTCTGTGGAAATCTCCGGCAGTATGTTCTATAGGTCTCAACGTGTTTATTATATGTCTCCCTGTACTCTGCAATCGTTCTTTCAGTAAGTGTGAGAGTGTCCATAAATTTCTGATAATTACCATCACTCTTTAATTCTGGATAACTGTAAGTAACTGCACTAAGTACTGTCTGTACATCTTCCACTGTAGATTTACCTGCACTCATACTCTCAGCTAAATTCTCCAATGTCTCTGCTTCGTGTTTGTCATAGTTCTTTACACAATCCGCAAGATTATACACTGTGTCATATCGAGCTTTCTCCTGCACCTTAATATCACTCATAGCTGACTGCACTTTTTCATCAAGTGCAATAGCCTTGTTAGGGAAACTGTTAAACATGAACACTGTTCCCAAGATGACTGCGATTATAATTCCAATCACAATCAAAACAACTTTGTAACTACTCGTCTTCTTCATAGAAAACTACCTCCTTAAATTTGATAGTAGATACTTTATCATAAAACTGACCTCTTGTAAAATCAGTTCATAATAACTAAATTCTCTTTAGCTCTGGTTACTGCAACATACATAACCTTTCTCTCTTCCTCGTCCTTCATATAGTTAGGACACTTTACAGGGAAATTTCCATACAGAAGAACATTCTTCACTTCAAGACCTTTTGATACATGAACGGTCAGTATCTTTACCCTGTTTGAATCCATATGTCTCTTCAAGTCTGCAAGTGACATACCCTCCCTTTTAAAGGTGGTGAATGGTACTTCATTCTCCTCACAAATCTCCTGCATTTTAAAGAGGTCTTTATTGGTCCTTACCAGAATGAAATAGTCTCTATAGTTTCCGTCCTTCTTAATAGAATCAAGAACTACTGGAATTGTTCTCTTGGAAAGAAGCTGTACAGAACCCTCTTCCTGTGACATTGGAACAATGGTCTTATCAATCTTACTGTACACCTGTGAAATAATAGTGTCTGCAATCTCTAACACTGCCCGACTGTTTCTGTAATTGTTGGTGAGGTAGTACACTGAGAATAGTCCATCTTCAATCAACTTCATAAAGATTTTAACATTACCACCTTTAAAACTATAAATACTCTGCCAATCATCACCCACTAAGAAATAGTTATCAGCTTGCAATGAGTCAATGAAATTAAATTCAAGTGAACCTACATCTTGGAACTCGTCTACCAGAACGTGTTCAATCTCAGCATTGATACTTCTAAAATATGCTTCTGCCCTTTTCAGTAACTCCTCAAAGGTAATTACATTTCTTGCCTTACATAAGGTATCAATGCTTTCTGGAAACTGAGTACTTCCGGCAACACTAATTTCATAGTCAATGTCAGCCTGTGTTCTTTCAATGAGTCTTAACTCACCCTGTTCACTTGGAATTAAGAAATCATTCAGTTCTTTCTCAGTAATTTTACCCATCATTTCTTGTGTCTTCATATCCTTGTATTCAAGGTATCTGTCAAAAGTTAAAGACTTACAGTACTTTGTAATAAGCTCCTTGTGAAAGTCATTATCAATTCCATCATCATAGATTCTGTAATTCTCACCAGACAGCTTCATAACTCTGTTTGCAAAGGAGTGGATAGTTCCAATGAAAGCGTCTCCAATACCTTCTACATCATAGAGTCTTTCTTTCATTTCCTCTGCCGCCATGTTGGTGAATGTGATTGCTACAATATTACAAGGTGGAACACCTTCTTCTAAGAGGAATTTAATTCTCTCAGTAAGTACTCTTGTCTTTCCCGAACCTGCTCCGGCAACTACTAAAACATTGTTATCTCTGGCATGAACAGCTAAATCCTGCTGTTGGTCTAATGTAATGGGAGCTTCTTTCTCCCTCTTCTCAAATCCTCTCTTAAACATGGATTTTCTTTTGAGTTTTACTGCCACTGTTATTCTCCTTTCTTTTCTTTCAAATAGAAATTTATTACTTTATGATTATTATACAATAAAAGACAGGCATTGTAAAACACCTGTCTTCTAATGCTACCTGTTTACATTGTAGTTTCTATTCTCGTTGTTAAAGTCACCTGTTCTTCGGCTCACTTCTCTACTTATCATAAAGATAGCGTCCTCAATGTTTGAGATATTCAATTCTAACAGCATACACTTCTTCTTGTAATCCATATACTTTTCATAATATGGAAAGATTTCCGGGTCTGTGTTGAGTTCTCTCTCTTTTGCTTTCTCAGACATTTTGGTTTCCGATAACTTCTTGTAGAGATGCTGACTCTCCTGCAAGTACTCTCTCTGAGCTTCTTCAAGATAACACTCAGCCCACCCTAAAAGAGTTCTCATATACATTTTCTGTTGAGTAAATGCGTTTAAATACTCTCCTAAATCTTTAGCAGGACATTCTGTGATATTAGCCGGAAGAGATAAGTAATCTGTATCAATATTCAATGAGCCATTAGGGTCAAAGAAGTCAACACCCTTATCTTCTAACTCTTCTTGCATAGAATCCACATAACTCTTTCTCTCTTTCAGAGCTTTCATAGGACTAACCTTCTCCGGCTGAGTCTTTTTCTGTAATTTCATAGACTACCTCCAACATTCAAGTTTAAAATCACACCAACGACAGGTCTGGCAAGACTTACTTGTACCTTCTCTTGGTGGTAATTCATCTTCCTCACAATACTCATTTAAGGCTTGATACTCATTCAGAACACCAGTAAGAATGTGTTCTGTAACTGTGCTTCTCTCCACACAATACTCTTTCATATCCTGTGTGTTCTTATTCTCATACAAGAAAATAACCTTTGTAATAGGCTTTTCAGTTCTAAAGAGAATGTCATCACAGATTAAATTGAGGTCAACCTCATGTTGTATCTTCTGTTCTCTTGTGAACTTTCTTCCACCCTTCATGTGCTGATACTTAGAACGATAATACTCTGCACGTTCCTCTTGTGAAGCATAAAACTCCTCAAGAGTCTTGTACTTACTCCTTAACTGCTGTCTTCTCTCTTCTGCACAATACAGATAAATAAGACCCTGCTTCTTATGCTCTTCTTTAGCGTCCTTTAATTGATTAAACTGGTTATCATTGATACTCTTGATTTCCAGAATTGCAACTTCATCTTCTGGTAGGTCTAAGAACCCATCAGTATGACCTTGAATGTTGTACTCTTCGTTTAAAAGTGGTACTTCATCACAGATAAGCAAGTTCATTTCCAGAAGATAGTTCTGTATTCTCTCATGTGTGTATGTACCATTATCGAAGATACGCTGAGTTCTTGCACCAATGTCACCATCAGAGTCATACTGCTTTCTCATGTAGTAGTTATGTCTCATACACTGACCTGCTTGTGACGGAGCATTTACATCTACTGCCCTGTCATTATCTGCATTTGCCTGTTTCTCTAAAAAGAAGTCGAGGGGCTTGATGATATACCCCTCCTGCTTCACCGACTGGAATAAATTGTTTAGACTCATTTATCCTAATTCCTCCTCAAACTGTTTTCTGAAATCTGCATACTTCATCACCATAAGTATATGGTTCTTCTTATTCATTTTAACAGGTGTCAAGCTAAAGAGCAAAGGAAGTTCCTCTTCTGTATATCCTTTAAAACGATAAGACTTACAGCCACCATGAACATGAGGTACAATCTCATAAGTGTTCACCTGTACAGAAAAGTCATTCGGATTGAATACCACATATCTGTCTGTATCTCTCAAATCTACAAACAGAAGAGGTATTCTCATTCCATCTTTATCTGCTTCAAGGGAAATCTTCTCCCACACTTTTGTAGTGATAGAATAGAAGTCCTTTTCAGTAGTTTTGCACTCAATAAGGAACTTGTCATTTCTTACATCACCTTTTGCAGACCACATAGCTCCACTGGCAACTACTGTCTTAGCTCCCATGTCTTTTGCAACACTCTTCTCCTGTATCTGGGAGCGTTTCTTTACTGTTTTCATATTACTCTGTTCCTTCCTGTGCCACCTTTAAACAAGGAATCTTCACTGCTCTTTCTTTCACTCTGTCTCCAATAACAGCAGTAAATATTATTCTCGTCCGTCACAAGGTCAAACTGTGTGACATTCGGATTCTGGCACACCTCTTCTTTATCACTCATGGTTTTAAAGTAGAAATCACAGTTAAAACATGACCTTGTGAACTTGGCACTCTTCTTTACTTTCTCTCGACTTTCTTTGTAGCCACGATTGAACTTCATTACATACCCACCTTTTTATTAGCAATAGAAAGAATTTCATCTTTCATACTCTCAATAATATCTGGATTGTCCATGAGGTAATCAATAAGTTTTTCCTGTCCTTGGAACTTGTTAGTTGGGTCACTGGAAAGATAGAAATAACTTCCGGCACGTTCAATAAGACCAAAAGACTTAGCTTCAAGGATAATGGACATATAAATATCACAAAATCCTTTCTTAACACCTGCACTGTTCTCTTCTGTGTACACATCAAACTCACCCTGCTTACCAGATGGAAACGTCTTGTTCTTCTCTACTTTAAACTTGACTGTCTGACCTACAGCAACTTTATTCTCACCTGTTCCCTCAGTGATTGTATCACCCTTTCGGAACTTGATACATAAGGACTGTGCAAAGTCTTTTGCTTTTCCTCCTGGGGCAAACTCACCTCCATAAAGAGAAATCTTATCTTTCAACTGGTTAATACCAATAAGTGTGAAAGGCATTTCACCCTGTCTTCTGAGCTTGTTATTCTTTGCTTGAAACTTTCTAAAGAACTCAGCCAGTAACTTAGGTTTAATACCCATCTGAACAGTATCATCCATTCCACTCTCATACTCTTTTGTAGGTACAAGTGCTTCAATGGAATCAATTACTCCCAGTTTTACTTCTGGATTGTCCATAGTATCAAGAATCAACTGTGTGGTCTCTTCAAGACCAGAACTTGGATTAAACATGAAAAGGTCTCCATCAATCTCAAGCTGTGTAAGGTATTTATCACTGTCTGTAGTAGTACCCTCTGCGTCACATAAGAGAACAGTCTTACCAAATTTCTTCTGGAACTCCCTCATACAATGAAGTGTAACAGTGGTTTTAAAGGAAGAAAACGCTCCTTGAATTTCAGTATAACGTCCAATAGGAATACCACCACCAACAGCAATGTCTAAAGACGGAATAGAAGTTCCGAATCTCTGGATAGTGTACCAATCATCTTCATCTTCTGTAATCTTTTTAGGGAATCCCCTCATAACAGCATTAGTACCATACTTCTTGTTAATGTCATCTACCAGTTTATTGAGTCTGGAATCTCTGGCAGAATCACTCTTCTGTGAAACTGTCTTTGTAACCTGTGCCTTTGCAGGAGTCTTAACTGCTGTCTTCTTTTTAATTGCCATTTTCTTCTTCCTCCAACATACTTCTAATCTCAATATCACCCTCACGCTCTAACTGATTAACTAAAGCTCTGGAAACGAAATTAGTCTGATTATCTCCATTCTTTGCTACATGGACGCTAATTCTATCCAACAGTGTTTTACTGGCTACCACTGTTGTTCGTTCTTTTTTCGGAACTAAGGTATCTCTTGCCATGCTTACATTCTCCTTTCTACATAAATTCATACTTTTTAGATTGTATGACTTTATTATATATCATAACCAAAAGATTGTCAAAAAGAAAGGGTAGTCATATTTCAGACTACCCTATAAGTTTATTTACTGGTAGAACCAAATCCACCATTTCTCTGCTCAGTCACTTCGTCTTCTTCTGCATAGAAGTGTTCAACAATAATACCTTGACAGAACGCTTCACCCTGCTTCACTTTTAAAATCTGCTGACCTTCATTAGTAATCTTGATGAAGATATGTCCTTCATTATCAGACTTGTAATAGTCACTATCAATGATTCCAACTGTGTTATCAAGTCTTACTCTGTACTTAAATCCAAGACCACTTCTCGGATATTCTTTCAGTACAAATCCCTCTTTAAGAATACATCTGATACCTGTAGGAATTTTGATTGTTGCACCCGGCACTAAAGAGAAATCAAAAGGTGCAAAGAAATCATATCCGGCAGAACCAGAGGTAGCACGTTTAGGAATTTTGATATTATCATACTCCTGTGCATAAGGTTCAGTGAAAACATTAGCAGGGTCACAACCTCTACCTGCACAGTACTGACCCCATGTAACTTTCTCAAACTTAGCAACTACTTTAGGGTTCTGCATACCCTTCTCAATTACTTCTCTTATACGAAGGTCTTTACCCTCTTGAATTTCATAGCCACGTTTTAAAATAGCGTCTTTTGTCTCTGTGTCGAGCCATGCAACAAGCTCACCATCTGTCTTAAATACTTGATACTGCATATCTTATACCTCGCTTCTCTTAAACATGGACTGTCTCTTTGCTCTGGTTGCTTTTACCTGCTTTTCTTTCTCAGCAAGTTCCTGCTCCTGTCTCTTTAATTCTCTGTCAATTTTCTTTTTCTCAGCCTTCTGCTGTTTTGCTCTTCTGGATTCTTTCTCTGTCAAAATCTTTTTCTGTTCCTTCTCAGAGTGCTGTCTGAGTTCATGCTCAAACTTAGCTTTCTCAGTGCTACCAAAAAGTTTCTTAACTACAGCCTGTGCAAAAGCACTGTAAGCATCATAGGGCATATCTTCCGCTTTCTTAACTGAGGTCTTACTGTCATCAGCCCAAATGATATGTGTGTAGTCTCCACTGTGGATAATCTTCTTAATTTCTGGTAACTGTTTCATGTTTTCTTCCTCCTTAATTTTACCTGCTTTTTTGAGTTCACAGTAAACCATGCTGACTGGCTCTGTTAATTCACACTTAAACTGTATATCAATATTATTAAAAGGGCAAATATGACCAATAAACTGTAATGCCTGTTGTTGAAATCCGAGCAGAGCATGATTAAGAATATGAGCTTCTGACTTAGATACCGTAAAATATACTATAACATTAAATGCCCTTTTATAATAATCCTTTTATTGGTAAACACCTGCTTAAAATTAAAAGTTCTTAAACTTAACTCGTCTGCAACATCTTGAAGTGTATTCTTAATCCAGTTTTCAAATATCTTTGTACACAGTTTAATAAACGCTTCATTTCTACTTACCTCTGTAGCTGTTATCATTCTAGTGTTTTCCATATTAACCTCCTTATTTTGCGTCTTGATAACTGTCACCAGTATCATAGTCGGCTCTTAAAAATGGTACTTGTCTTGACTCACTGTTTCCAAATGGGTGTTCCATATAATCTTTAATGATTGGAATAGCTTCTTCCAGATATTCTTCTGGACACTCAAATACAAGTTCATCATGTACCTGTATCATCATGTTACAACCCATTTCTTTAAGTCTCTTGTCAGCGTCTACTCTAATCTGAGCATTGATAGTAATATCTCCGGCAGTTCCTTGAATAGCACTGTTTACAGCTAAACGCTCACAGTAACTTGACACCTTTCTGTCATGTGAGTTTACATCTGGCAGTCTTCTCTTTCTTCCAAGAATTGTGTACACACACTTATTTCTATGTGCATACTTCTTCTGACCGGAAATGAATTTTGCGACTCCACTATAGGAATCAAAGTACTTGTCAATGAACTGCTGTGCTACATCAACACCATTCTTACAATGGTATAAATCAAGATACTCTTTCGCACCTAAATCAAGTGGTGAGTAGTGGTCTGACTTCAAACTCTCATAAAGTTTACCTGCTCCACCACCATACATCAGCATGAAGTTGATAGTCTTAGCCGCCTGTCTCAAGTGAGGATAAAGTTTCTTTGCTTCAACTGGTGTACAATCAAGATTAAACATATTCACCGCTGTAGAACCATGAGCGTCATCATCATTCGCAAACATTTCAGTCAAGTTCTTATCCTTACTAAAATAAGTCAGACACACCATTTCAAGGTTATGATAGTCAAGTGCGATAATTTTCTTTCTCTTACCAGTCTTAGGGTCAATGCTACCAATAAACACAGAACGAATCTGGTATTTATCGTCCTCATTTGCTTTAGGTAACTGTTGCAGGTTTGGATTGCTACATGAAAGTCTTCCAGAATCAGTACCAATCTGATTGAATGAAGGGTGAGCTTTTCCATCTTCATACAACTTCTCAAGAATACCATCAACAAAGGCAGTTTTCAATTTTGCTAACTTAGAATACTCCAACATCAGCTTACACATTTCAACTCCCTGTTGTTTTCTCTTGTTGGTCTTAAAAGACAACTGAGATATTCTCCAAATTGTATCACTGTCAGTACTTGGATTTCCTGTACCAGTCTCACTCTGCACTCTAAATCCAAATGCTTTATCAAGAATAGCTTGATTCTTATTAGACTCTTTAAAGATATTACCTTTCTCGTCAAAATAGTAACCTTTGTTATTCAATGCTTTCTGTGTCTCCGACAATGTAGCTTCTTTGTTCTTGTAACTCTGTACAATCTTCATTACTTGTGCCGGAACTTTATCTTTCTTGACTGGTGTATCTGGTTTCTCCCAACCAAACAAGATTTCAGCTTTCTGCTGACTAGACCCGATATTAAACTCAACACCTGCAATCTCATAAATCCTGTAGGTCAGTTCATCAAGGTCATTCTGCATATCAACACCCATCTGTCTCAGCTTGTCTACATCAACAGTAACACCCTGTTCCTCCATTCTAAATAATGCTTGCAGGAATGGAATATACATCTTGTAATAGATTTTATCCATCTGTTCATCAACAAGTTCTTGAGTGAAACCAAGATACAGACAGTATGTGTAAAATGAGTCTGCGATTGCATAAGGAGCACCATCTTCAATCAGTACTAAATCAAAGGTCACTCTGGAATTAGCTTTAAATCCAAACTGCTTCTTCACCTCATTCGGCACTGTTGCTGTTGCTTCTGCAAAGTGAGTCTGTTTCAGACCCATCTTCTCAAGTGAGTTATCTTTCAAACCATTCGGAGTATTCTCATTACACAGCCATGATGCTAACATTGTATCAAAAAGGTCTGTAGTCTTAATCTCAATACCAATACGTTTCATAACGTGCATATCGAATTTAAGGTTATGACCGATAATTCTAACGTCTGTACGCTCAAATACTGGTTTTAAATAATCTACCACAATATCAAGGTCAATCTGATTATCAATATCCTCTTCTCTTATGTGACCTACTGGTATGTAATAGTTATAATTTTCGCCCCATGAAATACTGATACCAACACACTTAAAATTCTTATTCGGACCTAAAACATCAAGTGTATTAGTCTCTGTATCGAAAGCAAACTCTGGAATATCCATCATCACATCAGACAGCCATTCAAGTCTCTCTTCATCTGTGATAATTTCGTAATCTTTCATTTCCGGCTCAAAAGGGAAGTTGCCTTTATATTCACCTGTGTATGCTTCACTTAAAACATCACCCAGAGACTTATCAATGTACTCCTTAGAATAAGGTGCTTTAAGTTTTGGCTTCTTTTTAGGAATAGGCTTTAATCTATTCTTCCCTTCAATGGGCTTTACTCTTTTCAGCTTCATCTGCACTCTCCTTTCTCATAAAATAATGAGTAGTTCATACTCTGTTATAAGTATAAACTACTCACTAAATTACTGCAAATGCCCTTATCGGTTAAGCTCCTGCTCTAAATCAGCTCCTACTGTCAGCTTTAAGCTGTTCTTATCTTCTGTAGTGTACTCATGACCATTACACTTACCAGAACGACCTTTCTTAACAACTTTCTTGAGGGTGAACATTCCCTTAAAGGCAACACCTCCTGCTTTCAGCTTGTCTTTCAGCACATCAAGAAAAGCTCTTACTTCCTGTTCTGCTTGAACTTTACTGATACCTCGTTTCATGGCATACGCTTCAATAAAATCTTTAATTCCAGACATTTCACTTGTCCTCCTTGTTTTTATTTGCTAACACTTCTTTTAATAAGTGACTTAGCCTTGTTCTGTGGTTTCTTAACACTGTTCTCCGCAGGTTTCTTAAAGAGTGTTTTCTTCTTCTTTGTGGAGTTCAGTTTCTTACCAGAGGATAACTTTCTGGCAGGTTTCTCACCTGTTTCTTCGTCATCATCAACACCCATTACTGCGTCTCTTCCGTCATAGCTGTCATCTTCTTCATCAGAGTCATCATTACTCTCACCATTATAGCCCTTAACATTCATTTTAAGCTGTCTCTCAATGATTGCATACAGACTCTCTTCTGTACCATCATACTCTTCACGAAGTTTCTCCGGCAACATATTAGTGATTTCTTTCTCTGTTAAAGAAACTTTGTCACCACGCTCAAATGTGTAGTTAGTAGATGTACCAGAACCAAGTCTAACCATTGTGATTTCTCTTCCGGCAAGACCGTATTTAGAACTGATACGGTCAAGCTGAGAAATGACTTTAGTTCCATAGACAAACAGCTTTAAGCTACCTTCTGCTTTCTGCTTCTTACCATTCTTGTCTGTGTACTCAAATGGTCTTCCATCCCATACAAGGAAAGCCCCTTTGAAGGAAGGTCTGTCACCATCATTACACAGTTCACAGTTGTCATCACCTGTGCAAGTAAACTGGTTAAACACTTCCTTACCATTTCTTGAGCCTTTTACATTATGCTCTTGAAAATTGATTGGCTCTTCTGTTAAGAAAATAAGGTCAGCTTCATCACCGTCTTTTGCTAAAAAGAAACGGAACAGCTTCTTACCTCTGTTTTCTGCCATTTTCTCTTGTCTTGCTTTTTCTTGTCTGTTGGCTTCAAAGCCTTTTTTGAACATACCCATAATTCTCTGTCTCCTTTCATACATAAACTCATAAATTCTATATAAATTATGGTACTTTCACAGTCTAGCACACACCATGCTTATTGTCAAACTTCTTTTTAGCTGACAAAAGCTCCAAATGCCTGTTTGTATACTGCAACTGGTTCTCAATGTAAGGGTCATTCAAATCCCCTCCACTCTCAACCCAATCAGCTACTCTTCTGATAACATCACCCTGTACTTCTGGCTCACACTGAGCCAGATTGATAAATAACTGCTTTGCAACATCCTTCTGTTTCATAATCATATCCTCCTAATTTTTCTATTCATAATGCTATGTGCATTATCAATCATATTATGAAGTTCTGTATCAGACCAATCACAAGGGTCTTTCCCATGCCCCGGGAAATCTACAATAAGGAAGTCTACTCTACCCTTTAAAATCTCTCTGTTCTTCTCTCTGGCTTCAAGTCCTCGGTCATCATTATCACCAATATAAATGACTCTGGAACAATTATTCTCTATGAAGTTAGCCTGCTCTTCACTGAGATAGTCAGTCATAATTGCAAGAGCATTTACAATGTCAGCCTTATGACACCTTATAGCATCAAACTGTCCTTCAACTAACACTATGGTGCTATTCACTACTTTAAAATGCTGTAAAGGATATAAGAAATTACTCCTGTTAAAATGGTCGTAAATCTTATACCTCTGGTTCTTCTTTCTATTCTTACTGATATATCTACCAATCACTCCGACAAGTTTATTCTCTTGATTAAAAACTGGGATAGTGATTGTTTTATTAACATCATCATACCCAATCATAAACTTCTTCATATCAGACTTATCAAATCCCCTGTCAAAAAAGTACTTGTATGTACTCTTGCCGGATTGATAAGGTGCAATCTTCCACAGAGGTATAGTCTTCTCTGACTCTTCAAGCTCAATCACATTAGAGTGAAGGTCTTCAAACCTTTTGGTTCGTCTTACTTTACCTCCAAGCTCTCTGTACTCAAGTTCATACCTGTCTTTTAAAAACTGTCGTGCTTTTCGGTCAGCTTTAAACCAAGTCTTTTTAATGGTGTCTTCTGTACTAGGGTCATATCCAAATTCGTCTGGTAGTGACATATACAGAAACTTTGAAAAGTTGCCACTTGCACCACAAGCGAAACAGTGAAATATCTGCTTCTCAGCAGATACTCCACATGAAGGATTAGACTCACCATGTACAGGACAGCAGATTAACATATCTTCATCTCTCCACTGTGTAGGTTTAGAACCACAGTATTGTACAAGGTCTTCAATCTGCTCTTTTGTTAATGTCATTCCCATAAGCTAACACCATTCCTTGCAACAATATTCTTCTGGGTCATTGATATACACACCATCATCAACTTCATCTGCAAGGTGATTTTGGTAACACCTGTCAATAGTGTTATCCAGTTCGTCTTTATGGTCTAACACCCACTGGTCATAACACTGTTTAAAGAGGTCGTTAAATTCCTTAATTCTCTTCTCACTGACTTTCCACTCTCTGAGCTTGTACTCTAATTCTCTAAATTCTTCAAGTTTAACACTGCCAAAAAACTCTTCTAAAGTCTCACTCAAATGACCCTCTTCTGCGACTTTCCACACAGGAGCAGTCTCTTCTATGGAAACATTGTCTTTAATGCACTTCCCATTCTTATAGTAATGGGACCATCTACAACACTTCTGCCAGTCATCTTTAGTTCTGTCTACTCTCTTGAGCTTCACATAAATCACCTCAATTCACACTCATAATATTTTGTTCGTACTCTTCATTTGAATATCCATCATCTGAATTTGAATTACCAGTATCTTCACTGTAAATACTGTCAAAATTCATTCTATGGAAATCCCACTGAATAAGTACTTTACCCAGAACACCTTCACGCTGTTTCAACACTTTAACTCCCATTTCTTTGTCATTTATCATAACTTCATCACGAAACAGAGCTAAAACATTGTCACTATCTTGACCTACAGCTTGAGAGTACATAATACTTCCCAACTCTGGTCCGGTCTTCTTACTTGTGTTCTTATCTGCCTGTGTGTTTACCATGATAGGAATATGCCAGTTCTTTGCAACTTTCTTTAAATCTCTGGTGATATGTGTTACTCTCAACCAGTCATCTTTTGCTCCCTGTTCATCTTCCATAAGGTAAACACCATCAATGAGAACTAAATCTGGCTTCTCTCTTTCTACTACAGAAACAACACTTGACACTCCTGTTGCAGACTCAATCACCAAAGGTTCAAGTTTAGGTAAATCATCTTCCAGAAATTCAAAATACTGATTTTCTACATCAAGTGGAAGAGTACCAGACTTGAAGTTGTTGTAGTCAAAGTCTCCATACATCATACCAAACAACATGGCTTCAAATCTGTCTCGCATGAGGTCTGTACTCATTTCTGTGATGAAGATACATACCTTATAGTTATTGAGCTGTGCATAAGCTCCAACTAAAACAAGAAACCAAGTTTTACCTACACCAGATGTTGCAATCAATGTAGTAAGTGTCTCTTTAATCAAACCTTTCAGAATGTAATCAAGGTGTGGAATACCCATTGGAATACCCACCATACCTTTCTTCTCTTTTCTCTCTAAATAGGCTTGCTTTCTGGACTCTGTATCTTTTGTAATATCCACTGATGAAGAAATCACTACTTCATCTTCAATCTTCCACACACCCTGCTTTAATAAGGCAAAGGCTTCTTCTGACTCACCCTCTTCAAGTTTCTCTGCAACTTCTTCCACCACATCAGCAGTTCTGTTGTGCATTGACTTAATATGTAACTGGTTACACCAATACAGAAGAGTTTCATCAGTACCAACTACTTCGATACCTTCAACGATATGTGTTTCTAACTCATAGTTAGGAAACTTCTGAGCCAACACTCTTGGTGTAGGAATCTCACCAGTGTCTTTAAACTGTGACTGAATAAAAGAAAACACTCTTCTATTTTCGCCAGTCAAGAAAGAAGGTTTTATCTGTTGGTCTTTCAGTAACTTCATGTCCTTATCTTCAACCAACTTAGACATGAACCCTCTTTCTACATTGTAATTCTTATTCTTTTTGCTATTTTTTAACTTCATAATGTCTCACCTTTCTTCTCAGCATGGTATTGAAGGTGTCCACATCTACCGCATACTGACTGTTTACTAATGCTCGTCTATTATAGCATGAGTCAACATACAATGACAACTCTCCTGTATTCAACATCATTGTCACCTCTGAGATATTGGTGAGTACAAGACCTACTTGGTTAAAAGGAACATTCATCTGCTCTAAAGCGTCCTTTAATTCATCAGTGTAATTCTCTTTGTCCACAATAAGACTCACTGTGTAATCTGTGTTCTCGTAAATATAACGCATGAGAGACAAGACCTGCTTATCTACTTCGGCATTGTGGGATTTGCCTTTCCATAAGTTTAGGAACTTGTCTTTCACACCTTTATTCTTAAACTTGAGGAGACAGTCTTCACAGCGAACACCAATCACAAAACTTCTTTTGTTACTAATGTCTCCATGCAACATATTTATTCCTCCACAGGTTTAAGATAATCACTATAAGATTTTCCGGGAAAAGGAGTTAAACTGAAATGTCTTCCAGATAACTCTCCGTTATTATTTACAGGTCTGAGATAAAGAATACCTCTTTCATCCTCAATCAAACACTTCCGTACTTTTAAGAATTTTCCGGCACGGATTTCTGCCATGCAGTAGTCACCTACTTTAAAAGGCTTAATCTTGATTTCAAGAATCTCTTTCTGTAACTCTGTCTTCTCAAGACTCAGTTTGTAAACCTCTGAGTCAATATCAGTGATACGACTCAGAATCTCCAACACTCTGTCTTCCTGTGGTGGTGTAACAGGTTTCTTTTTCTTCAATGCCATAATTACTGCCCTACCTTTCTGTCAAATGACAAGTCAATCTTAAAATCGCCCAGAGCATACACTTCAATGTACTGACCTTCTTTTACTGCTTTCTGTCCATAGTAATCACCTTTATTTAAGTGACTCAGCACTCTCTGAACTGTGGTACTTCTGCTTGCTCTTTCCTCAAAAGCAAGATAACCAGTATCAAGGTTGACTAATGAACAGTAAGTAAGTGTAGTCTGACCTTTGTAATCTCCTTTGGAGTCTCTAAAGGAGGTCACCATGTAAGCTCCCAGTACATCACCCATCTTGTTATAGTGAACTACTAATGAACCATTATTCAGCTTGACAGGCATTTCTCCGTCTCTTTCATACTTCTTTCCATTGATTGTTACATTTTCATTTTATTATCCTCCTTTTATTATTTCCAATTTGTTGCTATCTTACCATCTGGGTGAATGATAATATTTGAATACCCATTCTGGTAATTGTTATGTGTCTGTTGGTACATATCACCTAATGTGATACGAACATGAACACCTTGATAATCAAAGGTGACATATACAAAGAAGTCACCTACACGAAAAGTACTAACACTTATTTCCGGGTCTTTTTCCAGTTCATTAAATATAGACACATCATAATCATGCTTCTCAAGACCACTAAGATACCGGAATGAAAAGGAATGATTCTTTGGACTATCACTGTTTCTTATAAAGTCCTTGATAAAATCAAGAGACATTTGTTCATCTGTCAACACCGTCTGAATCGTAGAACCGGGAAATAATTCTGGATTCGGGGAAACATAGTCATTAACTGATAAATTTATATGAGCCAGATTGCTAATACTTGGGTCATACCCAGAGGTGTTTACACTGATAAAAGTACCAACACTGTATTTCTTATAAATATCAATCAGTTCCTTTAAATGTTCAGGATATAGGCTTGGCTCTCCACCTGTGATGCTTAATCTGGCTGTTGGGTGTTCTTTAAGAACCTTTACCAGTGCTTCTTTCTGACGCTCTGAATCAAACAGACCTTTCATTGGATTCTGTCTTTCTAAACAGAAAGGACAATGATAAGGACATTCCTGTGTCATTATAAGATGAACATTTATCCTGTAATATAAAGGTCTTCCTAAAGAGGTTAAATCATTTCTGGTTTCTAACCTGTACTTTAGGTCTTCTTTCATCTGTTCACGAATCCACTTATAATCTGGAATGTGTGGTATAAAATTCATCTTCCGGCTCACTTTTCTACCTCCTTGTTTTCTACATAATAAGAACAGTAATAACCTAACTCTGCATTGCAATTATGATATTCATATTCTGCAATAATTCTATCAAAAGTATCTGTTTTCTGCAACAGGAAGGGTTTCACCCACTCGTTATTGTACCTTACTTTACAGGGCAACACATACACTTTCATTCCGGCTCTAAAATATCTTCTTGCTACAGCTTTGTTTACTTTATGAACAACACCATTATCAAAGTCATTCATCATTTAGTGTACCTCCTGTCTGCACCTTTAATGGTAATTGGAGTCATGTGACCTTTGCAGAGACTTGCAATAGAAGGTCCATAAGTCTCTTCAATCACCTTCATAGTGATATTACTACAGATAATAGTAACAAGACCATGTTCTTCTCTGTATCTTAAAAGGTCTTCCAGAATAGGCTTTGCAATCTTACTGTCAATCTCTTTACCGATTTCTTCAAGCACAAGAAACTCAACACCTTTGTACTGCTCATAGAAATCTGACTCTAAAGCGTCTTTCTCTTTTTTGTCTCTAACATTCCACGCTTCTGTGTAATAACCAATGTACTGACTAAAAGTTACTCTCCGGCAAGTGTATCTTCTTCGATATGCTTCTTTTAAAATAATAGAAGACAACATACTCTTTCCGACTCCATTTGAGCCACAGAAGAAAATCCCTCTGTTCTCTTCAAAATTAGCATACAGGTTATCAATATACTCCTGCACAAACTTCTTTACTTTCTCAAGACCTTCACTGTTATATGTATGAAAGTCCTCAAGTGATTTACCACAGAAGTGCTTTGGCACTCCCATGATAATCAAACTTGACTCTGATACAAAACTTCTCATTGGTCTCATTATTCCCACTCTCCAATCTTTGTTTCGGTGTTCTCTTCATCTACAGGCTGAGTCCACTCTTTCTTCTGGTACTTCTTCTTTGACTTAGGAACATATTCATCATCTACCCACAACTTAAAATCTGCATATATTGTGTTCACCCATCTGCTTGCTAAAATATTCGGGCTGAGTCTTTCTTTATCAAGATAGTCCTGCTCACTATTATACAGGAACTCAATCATTCCGCAAATTTCTCTGGTGTCATAACTCTGCATAAGGACTTTAAAGATGTGCATATCCTTCTGAATATTACTAATGACATATTTGCAACCTGCGTCTTCTGCAACCTTCTTGAAATAGTACACTAAATCTCTTGTCTTAAATGAATCAATGTACTTATCCAAGTCTGCATACTTCATAAGGAACTGCTCATACATTCCCCCACTCTTCTGAGTTTTTCTTTTTGGAGTCTCTGACTCTCTGACTGCCTGTTGTCTAATTGTTGTCTGACCTCTTCTCTGTCTCATAATAGAAACAAGGTCATTGTCACCCACTTTGGTTGTGATACGTTTCATGTGCTGATAAACCTCCTATTTAAAAGAAGACCTATGTTTCAAGGTCTTCTAGTTTCTTACTCTATATAAGATTGTACAGTATCTTGCAATACACTGTCAACGACACCAATAAGACGCTCATAAGCCTGTTCCATTGTTTCTCCCGGCTGAACTACATCTGTTCCCCAACAATCAACTCTTAAAGACTCATAGTTGTCCATATTCTTAGTAATACCCAGATTTACTCCCACTGTCTGAGCAGATGACTCTTGCTTTCTGTGGTGGTCATTAGGTACACCTTGTTTAAGTGTCTGCTGATTACTCTTTGTTCCCTTTGTTACTGTAGTGTTCTCTTCTACCTGCTGTTTCAATGATTTCTTCTTTAATGCCATGATAATTGCTCCTTTCTACAGATTACTCTTCAAACACTAAACCATGTCTGGCAGAGTCTTTCACTTTAACAGACAGAACAAAATCCTTATTCTCTAAAGTGAGGTCAATGGTCTTTCCACCATCTTTAAAGTTTGTCACTGCATAGTTGTCATCAAGATTGAACTTGCCAGAAACAAGTGCAGTAACTTTCTCCAACTTCTTAGTGGACGCTCCTGCTTCTTTGTCTTTCTCCTGCTGTGCAATGATAGCTTCACTCTCTTCTTTTGTCACATTCTTCTCTTCCACAACAGCTTTTGTCTCTTCTACAGCCTGTTCCGTCTGCTCAATTTTTGTTTCGTCTTTCACTTTCTTTCTAAGTGCCATGATTATTCCTCCTGTTCATTACCAAATATTTCTGTAAAAAGTTTATTCCAACGCAACTGTACATTGCGAGTGAAATTGGTTTGAGAGATTTTCTTACCTGTGGAGATTTTAGCTTTCTCAGCACACTCCACAAGTATCTCAATCTGTTCTGTACAATATAATCTTCTTCCTTGAATAGAAAAAGGTGTCTTGGGAATTGTTCCGGCTATCTCCCACTTTCTTACAGTCTGTGAAGTTCTCCCTAAATGAGTAGCAACTACATTGATATTGTACAGTGTGGTAGAATAGCCAGTCTTTTTATTAGTATATGGAACTGTTCTATCCCACGGAGATAACTCTAAACTCATTCAGACTACCTCCTTACTTCTTTCTTGAAGCCGCTTTTAAACACTGTGAGGTGTCAACCTCTGGCATTTCATCAACCTTCTGTACAGATACAGAATAAGTGGTCTTAACATTACAGAGAGCTTCAAACTCTTCCTGTGTGATAGTGCCATCTTTAACTGAGTCTTCAAGTGCTTTCTCATTGATAACCTCAACTTTCTGCACTTCAACACACTTCTTATAAAGACCTTTCTCTTTCAGAAGTTTAATGGTGTCCTCCTGCTTTAAAGATACAGACTTTTTAGCAACTTTTCCCACCATGAAATCTCCTGCGTCATAATAGAAACTGCCCTTGCTGTCTTTAACACCAATAAGCTCTGACGCTTCTTTCAATCGGTCAGCAAGTGTTTTCTTTGTGGTGTCCAGTAACTTCATCTGAGCAGACACCTCAGAATACTCTTGTGCCATCTGAGCTACTTCTTTAGCAGAATACTTCTGCTTTTTACCTTTGACTACTTTAAGTGCCATGATAATTCCTCCTTTAGTTTTACTTGGTAAAAGTGTATCATTTTTCTGGTAATCTGTCAACAAAGAATTACTTGTAGCCACGACTAAATAAGCCTTTACTCTCTTTCTTCTTTGATTTCTTACCAGTAATACTAAATTTCAGCTTTCTATATACTTTATCTCTTGTACTTCCATGACTGGATATGGAATAACTTTCCGAAAATCTGTAATCATATAATCTGGCAGGACTAATCTTTCCTTCTTTTCGTCTTCTAATACGTCCTACTGCCTGTTCAACATTCTTCTCACTATTTACAGAAGACACAAGGAAACCACACTCCCACGACTTGACATTTGTACCCTCTGTAGCTTTCGCATAAGTAGCAAGTGTGATTAAACACTTTCTTGACTCAGCTTTCTCCATCATTACATCTGACTTCTCTTTATTGTCACCATAGTACAAAAGAATAGTTTCTTCCGGCACAAAGAGTTTCAAATATTTATAGTAGGAAACAATGTGTTCTTTCTGAGTGAAAAATGCAATACAGCTATGACCTTCTTTATACTCTCTGATAATGTCCTTACACACACCTATCATGTGTTTCTTATTACTCACTAAAATGTCATCAATCACCAGAAATGGAACTCTTGGTCTCTCTTCATAAGAAAGTTCTTGCAACATCACTAATTTATCCGGCAACTCTTCCTCTGTGAAGTCTCTCTTATTAAAGACTTGATTCTCATATAGAAAAGGTTCATACACTGCCTTTGACTCTCTTACTCTCACCTCTACAGGAAGAATATCTGCGTCCTCTGCTGTGTACTCACTCTTAAATACAATACCTCCAAAAAACAGGTCAAACACAAAGTCTAATTTATCACCTCTTGTTGGTGTGGCAGTAAGACCTAATTTATAATGACTGTTGAACTTGTCAATGATATTAAAAATGTTGAGTCCTACATGATGACATTCATCTTGAATGACTAAACCAAATTGGTCTAAATAGGAACTCAGCTCTTCCTCACCCATTCTACTTAGTGTCTGTACAGTGGCAATAGTTATCTGTTTACCCACAGTTCTCTTCTTAGCTTTAATCAGCCCCGACTCTAATTTACCTCCAAAACAGTCTTCAATATCATTCTGCCACCCAGTCACAAGGTCATCTTTATGAACTAACACAAGAGTCCTCTGCTTGAGTGTGTAAGCTATATTTAAAGCAAGAATAGTCTTACCCTTACCTGTTGGTAACTGGATAAGACTTTTCGGATATTGCTCTTTCTTCTGACTATAAAGATATGCTCCTTTTGCTTTTTCTTGGTCTCCCCTCAATGTAAAAATAAAAGGTGGATATTCAACATTCTTTAAAACACGATTGTCCTTTATATCTTTAAATGGAACATTCACATTCAACAATTTTGACACATCAACACCTATTGGAACAGTGAGAACTTTCTTTTTGCCACTTTGGTCTCTTTGTGTCCTTTCACTAAAATATTCAAGGTATGGTGGAATGGTAATGTACTTACACCGAGAATATCTTTTTGCTGATTGGTAAGCAGGATTATCATAAGTGAGTGAATCCTTTAGTGTTCTAATCTGGTCTTCACTTAAATCAGTTATCTCCTGCTGACTGTTTCTTACTATCTGCATTTCTCTGCCTTCTCCTTTCTCTTCACTTTCTTTAAACACTGTGCATATTATATCACAATTCGGACTAAAAGACAAAAGACGCTACAGACTTCCACAGTCCATAACGTCTTTAATATAAATAACTATTTAATTATATAATATATTAAATAACTATTATTACAGAAGTAATGCAGAGCCACACTCCTTATTTAACTCTGAGTTTCTGACCTACATAAATGAGATTCTTATTAGCAATACCATTCATGCTTACAAGTTTATCAACTGTAGTGCCATACTTTTTAGCAATCTTAGTAAGATTGTCTCCCGGCTTTACAGTGTAATACTTAACAGAAGTGCCACTACTCTTTAACTGTCTGTTTACTTCTGCCTGTACTTTATCTGGGTCATAACCCTCAGAAGCAAGTTTCTTTCTTCTGTCAGTTCCATTGCCATATTCACCTGCGATTACTTTCTTTGCTACTTCTGCAATACTGAGTGAAGGTTTTGGAGTATTACCCTTTAAAAGCTCATTGACTTTAGCTTGCACTTTGTCTGGGTCATAACCTAATGCTTTTAAAGCATTTCTACGAGCGTCACCATTACTATAAACACCTTTGATAACCTCTTGAGCAATTTCTTCAAGAGACTTAGTTGGTGCAGGTGTTGGAGTAGGTGTGACAGGAGAACTACCAGAAGCATATTTAGGTCTTGCATAACCTCTAATGAAGCCCCAACCTACAGGGATTTCACGTCTTGCAACTGCTTCACCCTTGTTACCTTCAATATCAATAATAGTGTTGCCGGAAACGGATTCTACAAAACCAATGTGGTCTGAATAACCATCATTAGGCTGAGTATTGTCATCCCAGTTATAAACAATAATATCTCTTGGCTGTGGAGTGATAGTACCATCTTCAATCCAAATTCCCTTTGCTTTAAAGATTTTAACGTGTTCTTCAACACCACACTCTCTACCAATTAAATCAGAACAGCCTGCTTTAATTCCTGCGGCTGAAACTGTTGTGTCACACCACTCGTCTTTATACTGTACTGCATAACCTCTTGGAAGTGGTCTAACACTGTTGTACAGGTCAATGATTTGCTTAAATTTACCGTTTGCTTCACTAAATCCAAGCCAACTTCTCATTACGTCCAAAACATCTGGCTTACTCATATCACTACCTCCTTCTGTGTCATACTGAGTTAATTTATATTGCTTCACCAGTTCATAAGTGTTGGTTACATAAGAACTACTCGTTGCATATCCATCAGCTCTGATTGTCTCAAGATACTTTTTCGGGTTAGTAATACCTTTAAGATTCTGGTATCTTGCTAACTGAATGAACTCAAAGTAACCCTTAACACCCTCTTCCATGTTATCATACACACGGAAATTGTCTTTGATTGTGGTCATTGTTCCCGGCTGATACTCTTCTTGTGTAGTCATGTTCACACTCTTACCAGTCCATTTAGTACCACACTTTAAACCAAAGTAGTTATGGTACTGAGAAGCAAGTCTACTCTCACCCCAACCACTCTCTAAAATTGCTTGAGCAATAATAGGACTGTGTACTTTAATACCATAAGAGTTAGCATACTTCTTAACATATCCTGCAATCTTAGTAATAAATTCTTGTTTATTCATTTCTATTACCTCCTTTTAAGTTAAAAGGGTAACACTATCTATGTGTTACCCTCTCCTGCCTGTATTATTTAATATCTTTCTTGTAAAATCGTTTCCAAATGTCAATAAGGTAATCCCAACCTTTAGTACAAATAATTGCGACAAGGAAACTTGCAAGAATAACAGCAACTAAATAGTACCACACAAATGCGATTTTTGCATAAGACAGATACATGAAAAGTGCCACAACACACACAATGAGTGAAAGCACAAGTACCTGTAAAGAAGTAGGAATCTTTTTAAGGAATCCAATCTCTTTTGTGAACTCTGTAATCACTGAAATCACAGTGCAGAGTACAGCCACTACAATCATTACGATTGAAAGGTTTGCCATAATAGTTTCTACAGTAATCATTATACATTACCTCCTTAAATTATTATAAAGAGTCATTAGAACTCTTTATTTCATTTATAACGTGCCATGAATACATTTCCTTTTGTACAGTACTATGGACGAAAGAGTTATCTCCTCCATGCTTTTCATATTGGTCGATAAGCTCTTTCAAGGTCTCCAACTGCATATCAGTACAAGTCATTGCAGGGTGACACTCCCTGTAAATACGCTCAATCTTCTCTTTGATTTCTGCCCTTTTTGTTTCTGAATTTTTCTTTTGAATACCGAGGGTAATGTTCTTTAATTCCTCAATCTGTTCAGACTGTTTTTCAATCTGTGCTGACTGTTTGTTCATTACCTTATACATTTCTTCACGAATTTTTCTTGAGTCCTCTCTGTCGTGAGTTCTCTCATTTTCTCTTTCGGTACGATTTTCCTCAATCTTCTTCCCCAACTCTATCATAGAGTTTTTCAATCCATAAACCAGAGCATGAAAGTCTTCTTCTTCGTTTTTAGTCTTTCTCCACTTGTTTAAATACTTCAATAGTTTCTGCTTTTGTGTCATAGCCAGAACAATAAGAGCAATAATAAAGAGAAGAGCCATAATGAACTGAATACCAGTAACTTCTTGAGCAAGTTCTAAAATTGACTTATCCATTAGGTTCTCCTTTCCCTTTTATTATGCTTACTAAATAATACCACATTGAAAATGTTATGTCTATACTAAAAAGACCTCTGAACCATTAAAATTCAAAGGTCTTTGTGTTAGGCTTTATTTAGCAAGTTTAGGATAACCCTTCTCTTTTAAAGCCTGTTTTACTTCGTCTTTGAGCTGTGCAGGAACTTCTGCATAAGTCTTATCTCCTGCGATAATCTTATCAGCCCAAAGTTGTGAAATTTTCTTCATGAGTGTTTACCTCCTTATGCAGTTTTCTTACTGTTGTGCAGGTGTTTCTGTAACAAGAAACTCTACACCACTCTCAATGAGAATTTCCTTGACCTGCTCTTTGAGAAGTCTCGGAACATCATTGTAAGTTTTCTTACCATTCATAATTCTCTGTGCCCAAAGCATTGCAATCATGGTGTCTCCCTCCTTTCCAAAAGTTATGAAAAGGCGAAGTTGGTCTAAAACATTAAGCATAGACAACCTCACTCATTTCCAGAATCATATCTTCCAAGGAAGTAGCTCTTTCATTAAGAGTAACCTGCCCTGTAGACAAAGCGGTTAAAAATTCGTCTTTCTCATACTCCTTCACAGTGTAAGAGTACAGAGGAACTAATTCTTGACCTTCTGCTAACTGTCCTTTTTCAGCCACACGTTCACTCTCTGGAACTTCTTTAATGTTGGTATTCACATACACATGACTACCATCATATTCAACTTCCTTCGGCTTTACTGTTGACTGAACATTTTCCATTGTTTTCATTGGCTTTCTTTCCTCCATTCTTTAAATGATTTATATAATACTCCTCCACAGGTTTCTCTAAAGGTTTGAAGTACTTCTTATACAGTCTGTAACTGTTACAGTAAGATAGCCAACCCTTGTAGGAGTTAATACAACAGTAGTCGGAGTAAGACATTTCTACACCACTTTCCACCTTCAAGCGAATTTTCGTCATCTTTGACTTCATTCTCTTTGAAGTAGAAGCTCTTAATAAAACAAAATCCGGGAATACTCTATACCCGACAAAATCTACTCCTCTGTCTGCTACTGGGAACACTTGATAATTACTCTTGATAGTCAAGTGTCTCCCCACTCGCATATATTCTATAATCTCCCATTTCAACTTATATAAGTACTCTTTGGAGTGGTGGAGGATAACAATATCATCCATGTATCTGTAATAGTACTTAATACCTTTGACTTCTTTTATCCAGTGGTCGAAAGGTGATAAGTAGAAGTTTCCGCTAAACTGAGAAAGGTAGTTGCCTATTGGAATACCTGTATCGGGAGACATTGTGATGTTTAATTCTAAATACCACAGAAGACCTTCATCTTTGAAAATTCTTCTGTAGTCATTCAAAAGGATTTCTCTGTCAATAGATGGATAGTATTTCTTAACGTCCATCTTTAAACAGTATTGAGTACCTTCAACATCATTTTGTATGTCATTTCTTACCCTTTCAAAAGCTAAATGAATACCTCTGTCTGGAATTGCGGAGTAGGTATCATATATGAACTGCCTTAAAAGGATTGGAGCTATCACCTGTAGGACAGCCCACTGTATAACTCTTTCTGGGAAGTAACGTGACTTATAAATAACCCTTTCCTTCTCACGTTCTTTTCTTAGGAATTTCTCATAAGGTAGTGGAACATAAGTCCTTAACACTAACATATTCTGTATAGCTTTAAGGTGTTTCTCTGGGTCTTTATTGAAGTCACGAACTTCTTTGTACCAGTGTTTACCTTTACTAGCGTTTTTGTGTGCAAGTTTAAGATTTTCAATGGAACAAATCTTTTCCCATATAGTAAGCGTCTTATCTTCTTTCCCAGTTACAGGGTCTATAGGATATAAATGACGCTTCATAAATCATGTACTCCAAAGCCTAATCTTCAAACGCTTTGTAAAGGTGTACCTTCTTTACTCAGCTACCAACAAGACTATCTGCTGTCAATGAAACACTATATGTTCTACCATCATACTTGTGTCATTTAACACTGATGACCTAACCCACGTTAGAGAGGTAGGGTAAAGAAGTTACACGGATTTTTAATTTATTTCAAAAGTAAACACTTCCGAAACTGAGTACAGTGCCGTGAAGTGGTCGCTGATATTACAATTACGATTAGAAGCCACATTATTCAGATTCCAATAGAACAGCTCAGATTTCGTACCATTATTCCAATTCGTACCCAATAGGGTAAATACTTGGAACACTCATATTACTGAGCGTCCAAGTATTTCATGTGTACTGTTGGTGGCAAGAAATTCTGTAATTCTTGACCGCTTATAACCCAAATCATTACCCGATTTAGTGAAGTGGTGTTTCGTCACAATCACTGTCCATATTATAACCTTAATTCAAGCGTTTGTAAAGAAGATAGGCTTCTCCTTTCTTCAAAATTTTTCTTTAGTTTTATGCTACTGCAATAGTGACTGTCTTTGATTTTCTGCACAAGTGGCCGCCGATACTACAATAACGAAAAGAAGCCACATTATCCAGATTCCAATCGAACAGCCCAGACATCGCACCATTACTCCAAACCGCACCCAACAGGGCAATGTAGATGTTATTGTTACTCATATTGACATAGTAGTAATCACCTACAGGTCTGTTACTGTCTCCACCGACTTTAGAGGTCATATACATAAAGTCACAGTCTTCGGAGTAACCAAAGGCTTTAATATAACCCTCTTTTGTAGCACAGCTAAATCCAGTAGCAATATAGTCTGCGATTGTGTCAGAGAAGTCTTTACTTCCGTCCTGCCAGTATGCTTCATTACAGTCACTACCTGCGGAATGTTTTCTGAGGAATCCATCAATGAATTTCCAGATGTTTCCGAAAGGATTCTTAACACCTCTGTAAACAGGAACATCAACATCGTAAGCAGTACCATTAGAGTGTATGTACTTAACAGTAATCTTACCACTGCCATTTCCTAAAGTAGTGTTTGCCGGATTAGGTACAGAGTTGTTAATATTGTCAACCCAAGAAAGGTTTGTAACACCACTACCGAAAACACTTACTGCTTGAATGTTAAATGTTGCATACTCTACCACAAATAACATCTGCTCTGCACTTGCAATAGTAATGTCTTCTTGAATCCAGTCTACACCTCTGTTAGCACACAGTTTTCTAACTGCGTCTCTTGTAAGGTTTTTGTTACCAGTAGCACTTACTCCGGCAAGAGTAGCCCCACTTGCAGGTTTAGCTCCGGCAATAGAACTGAACTTCTGTCCAGTGTAAGGACTTGCAGAGAGTGTACCACTATCAGTGAGGTCATAAGTTCCACTGGTTTCAATACAACCATCATTCTCACCAATAAAGTAGTAATCAAGCTCTACATCACCTTTCTTAAATGCCGGGTGAAGTTTAAATCCGTCTCTTGCTGTAGGACTGATAAGGTCAATCCACTTGGTCATGTGATAGCCCTTTACTTGATAGGTGTCATCAACCTGCTTCTCAAGTCTGACAGGGATTCTCTTGTAATAGAACTTAGGTTGCATAACCATACACTGTACTTTAGTTCCTACAGCTACATCACCAACTGCTACAGTTAAAGCTCCTGTCTCTGTATAGGCTTCATCACCATAGAAAGCAACAACTTTTCCGTCATCAGTTACATTACATCTTCGTCTGTTACCATATACAGGAGACTTGTCATAATCTTCACCTGCACTCCAATACTGGTTATCACCCATTCTCTTAACACTGTTGTTGTCAAGGTCTACTTCTACACCCATGACACCTTCTCCAAGAGTTCCGAGCTGAACTTGAAGGTCAATAACTGTGTTAGAGAGGTTGCTAAAGCTAATCTCCTTACACAGTCTTGTCATAACACCATCAGCAACTTTAGCAATAGCAAGATTATGTCTTGCCGAATCTGTTGTAGTTGCAAGAGTGTATTTAACCACTTTACGTCTGGAAGTCTCTGTGTCAGAACGATTGTCTTTAAACCAGTTAGTTACAGTAGTACTGTCCTGCTGATTTCCCTCTTCTTTCAGTGTTTCACTGTAAGTAGCTGTATCTTCCCACACTTGAAGATAAACAGTTCCACTTGAAGCTGTAATAGAGAGTCCAGTACTTTCAACCATGTAACCGTCAACTGCTAAAGCACAACCCTCTTTTACTTTTACTGCCCCACCTTCATACACAATCTTACTGAGGTCAGTGACACCATCACCAATGATGTTTTTGATAGCCCTTCTAAGCATACTCTTCTGAATTTCCTGCACCTCATTCATTTCTACTTCAAGAAGTGGTTTTTCAGCACCAAAGACAACACTGGAAACTCCTGCGTTGTCTCTATGATTTGTGTATTTATCAAAACTTGCCATTCTTTAAATCCTCCTTTAATTATACTAAGTTCAGAGTGAACCGCATGGTTCTCTCAATAGTCATTTCCTCAGTTTTTGTAATAACTGCATGGTGACGTTTGTTAATCATAATTCCAGAGTCTTTTGCTGTTGTAGCATTACCTCCAAAGATACCAAACTCTCTCCAAACACCATTACAATCACTAGGACCGAAAGTGTGAGAAATTTGCAGAATGTTGGTAGGTGTGCTTACCTCATTATAATCAGAGTTAAGGAACTTAATCTCTCCTGCTCCGATTGCAACTCTTCCTAACTCAGCAGTGAGTTTAGTGGATTTAATGTCTGGATTCGGCATACTACCATCCCAACTAGAAGCACCACTTCCAACAGCCCAGTACTGAATACCTTTGTACCCTGCTTGACCTTTTAACAGACTCATTACAAGATTTAAGAAGCTGTTCACAACAAGATTGTGTCCAACTCTTTCTTCAATGTGTCCATCTGCATAATGGATTCTGTCAATAATCTCACCTGTCATGTGAACATTATGACTGTCTTTTGACACAGTTTTTAAATTCATAATTTCTTTGTCCTCCTGTTTAAAATTTGTATTATCATTAAACATAGTTTATTGATACCTCCTTTAATATAATATATTACTTTTTAAAGTTATTCTATTTTTTTATAAAAGTAAATAGTAGAAGAACCAACTGGTTGACTACCTATAAGTTCCCAAGTTCCTCCGTAAGACCAACCTATTTGTTGTGCATTACTTACTGTAGAAGTAATAACAAACCCCTTTTTCTGGTTTTAAAAGAAGATTATATACATTTGTATTTCTATCTAAAACGTACAATTTACCTTTAAGAACTTTAAGAAGATAGTCTTTTTGGTCATGCCCTGCTGTTACAATACCATTCTCTGAGTAAATGTCACCATTCGTAAATACATAAGTACCAATAGAATTTATAAAAGTAAATTTACCTTTAGTGTTTGTAATAAAATCTAATGCAGGAAGACATTTTACAATAGAAGAACTTATCCCTTTTGGAGAATTTATAAGATAATGTTTTGACTTTGTTACCCCTCCATCAGCCCAAGTATCTTCATTTGCATTTAAAAGAGATATATCAAGGTTACTTGCATAGTCTTCCACATAAATATATGAAAATCCACTTTCAATTCTATTAGAAAAACTATTGAAGTCTTCCTCGGTGAATCCAAAATAGTATTGGCAACATCTACTTAATTTACCTGTAAAAATTAAATAACTTAAAGAAGTTTCTGCATATAAACCTGCATACCCACACTGGTCTACTGTAATATTATTTAATTTATATTGTCCTGTTCCTGTACATACTATTCCCCATTTAGAGTTTGCTTCAATTCTAGTATTAGAAACAGTACCTCCTACTTGCAATTTTAATCCAACCTCACAACCCCATGTTTTACTATTGGTAAGAATACTATCCACACCTAGGTCTATTCCCACTTTACAACTAAAAACTACTATATTATCCAAAATAGAGTAGTATGGAACTTTAAAACCAATTCCAGAAAAGTTGCTAATAAAAATATTAGAGAACCTACTTAATCCCTCATTATTATTGCACACAATAGCATTTACATTCTCATATAAATGCCTTAGTTCATAGTGAAAATGTGGATTTATAGGAGAAGATTCTTCCTCATTAGTTATTACCTGTGAACTATTAGAAAAGAAGCAGATACCCTCTATACTGAACTTACAAGTGCTTACTTCAATAAGAGTTATATTAGGAGTATCTTTTGTAATAAACTCAGTAGAACCATATCCTAATCTTGGAATGTTACTAACAATTTTAGTATCACCCAGTAAAGTTAAAGGCTTACTAATTTTAATACCTTTATTCATTAAATACTTTCCTTTAGGGAAATATAAAGTATCAAAGTCACTAGATTTATTTATAATATCCTGTAATTTATCTGATATATCTATATTTCCAGTATTATCTAAATTAAAAGTATTAACTACATTTACCCAACCTGTACTGTGGTTAATAGCATCCTCAACACCATCTTGCAAATTGTCATAAAGGTCTTTATTCATAACAGTAACACCATCAGTGGTGTTTCTTCTTGTATAAGCCATTTTCTTACCTCCTTACATTAACCCAAACATTGTTGGATATTTTACTTGAGTCTCACCATTTACCGTTATCTTAACATACTCTGAAATATTATTCAATATCATAGTATTAAGAACACATACAGAGGTGTTTAAAAATGCCATGATTTCTGTATCATGTTCATTCTGCACCCTTGCTGTCTCTTGTACAGTGTCCTTTACAGTGTATTTCTCTAAATCTTCTCCTGCAAGATTTCCTATATCAACATGACCCTCATTAGTGAGTAAGTCTTTATTGAAAGTAAATCCAGTGTTAAGAGAAGCATAAAACCTTTGCTCACCAATTACAAGACTTTCTTTTCTATGAGTATCCTCTGAGTCAAGACTGGTATTATCAGCAAGACCAACAGTGTCAATAGTTTCATCAGTGTCAACACCTTCATTGAGATAGAGATTATCATTCAATCTTACCACAAAATTATTTAAAACACCTTTGTAAATCTCAGTAGACTTATCAGACCTAATTGTGGCAATTTCGGACTGTAAATAAACTACCTTATCAAAGTGTTCTTCTGTCTTTGAGATAAAGTCATCATTAGCAAAAATAGCACTGCCAAAAGTATCACCAATATTAAATCTTGAGTTACCTTCATCAGTAATACCAATAGAAGGAAGTGTTGCCTGTTCTTCAAAGATACTCTTCATGGTATTCACAACAACTTCAAGCACCTTTAATCTTCCAGTGTCTAACATTGGTGTTGTCTTGATATTTGTTGCCACAAGTTCATCTGTATCAATGTAGTCATTTAACACCAAATCATCATTCAATAACTTAAATTGATTATTCAGTGTAGGTCTTAAATACTGATTAGATTTCCTCCGGTCAAGATTTCCCGTCTCTTGAAGAATATATCTTATCTTATCCCAGAACTTGTCAACCTCTACATCATAGTAATAAGACTCATTCAGATAAATACTCTTGTTGAGTCCTAAATCAAAGTTATTGAGAGTAGGGAACAGTCCTTCTTTATTACCACTAAGAAGTCTGCTATGCTCACTTCTCACTTCTGTAACAAAGTCCTCAAGTCTCTCCCTCGCTTGCAATTTCGCTGTCTCATAAAACAGGTACACAAAGATAATAGTAACCTCAATAAAGAATGGCAAAAACTCCTTAATAATTCTAAGGAGTTGTTCTCTATCTGGTAAGTCTCTTGCACCTGTCTGGTCATAGTCCATTTCCAGTCTAAGGTCAACATGATAATCATTTAAAAAATCTGGACTAATTACAATGTCCGTTTTTACATCAGAGATAATAGAGGTAAGGTATTCAATAACTGTAGTAGCTCCTTTTCTGGCATAAAGGTCTCCGAGGATAGGAAGTAACTTTCTCAGATATACTTCTGGAATACCATTGAACAGAGGTAAACCATATTGCTCAAAGAGAACACCTAACACTTCAGAAGGAGTTCTCTCTGGGTCATTCAGATTTAAGATACCATTCAATTCATCTACTACAAAGGAATATCCTCCATCAGATAACACCTGTAAATATCTCTTGAGGGCATAGTCAACCATACTGTCAGCATTATGGTACATAACAGGAAGTGTATTATATAATTTTCCACTGAATGTTTTGCTGTCCATTACCTTTGACATATATTACACCTCCTTCACTTTACCACCTGTTACATTTAATGTGAATGTTCCTAAAGTAATAATCTTACTTTCACTGTCTGGTGAGATTATATCACTGTCTGGTGAGATTATTCTAAAGGACTCAACTCCGGCAAAAGTTTCTCTCACTTGACTCTCCAACTCAGACTTTGCAAACTTAGTGTCAAACTTCATGTTACCATAAGCAAAGAAAGTGTTCTTCACATAGTCCTCCACATAGTCTGTAATAGTAGCCTTGTCATAATCATCATCAATGATAAGGTTAGCAGTAAGATTAACTTTATACTCCCCATGTTCTTTAAACTGATAAGAAGTTCCCGGAATAATTCTTGAGTCAAAGAACACTGCAATCTTTTTCAGAAGTTCCTCTGTCATTTCATAACCATGTCTCATAAGATAGAACACATTCATTTTCAGTTTTGTGGTTTCATCTGGAACACCTTTAGCAGATAACACCTCATAGAAGTTGATTCTTAAAAGGTCTGCATAGTCCTGTGCTGTGATTGCTCTGTCTTGAGTCCTAAAAGTGGCAGGAGCATTTTCTCTAATCTCCTCAATACTTTCTTTTTCATGACCGAGTCCTAAAGGTTGGTGAGGATTAAAAGTCTTCTCTACATAAGCCACACTCTCTGAAATTTCAGTGATAGTGTTTGCTTTAACATTACCAATTTCTCCACCACCAGTTCTGTATGAAGCAATGATACCATTATCAAAGACAGCAGGAATTTTACCTCTTGCACCACTACCAAACTCAACATAACAGTTGTCAAACTCGTCCACTGTCACAGTGTAGTGTTTGCTTGTCTCGTCACTATCAATAAAGGTGTTCACTTGAGTCCACAACTCAAATCCATTACCTTCATCAATCATCAACTGAATAGAATCTGTAAGCACTTCTTGATAATTCAGTTTAAAGGACTGATAAGGCTGTCCATTTGAAGTACCTAAAAGGTCTTCATTAACAGAAGTTCCTTGTTGTACATTAACCATGTACTTATACTCACCTGCTTCTGTCTTTTCATCACCAAGTTCTCCGGCAGGAATGATAAGGTCATCTGTAGTCTCAAAATAAACAACAACCATATCAGTACTTTTGGCTGTGTGAACAACACTACCTTTAGGAATGATAATGTCTCTGTCCATAACATTACTTAAAACAAATACCTGTTGGATAACACTGGCTGTCTGGTTCTTTGCAATATACCTTAACTGTCTTGCTAACAACACCGCAATTCTTCTATCCTGTGTGGTAGGCAAGAAACAGTCATTTGCAATTACATCACTGTATAAACTACAAATATCCAGACCATTTGCAAGGCACTCAATAATGACAATACCTGCGTCAGTCTGGCTTGTATCAGTGTATTCCGGCATACGTTTCTGTAACTCCTGTATTAAAAGAGTTCTGTATGCTTCATAATCTCTACTTGTATAATCAATACCTTGTGTTGGTTTTCTACTCATTTACCTCACCTACCTCAAATTTTGCTGTATACCAAGTCTCATACTTGATAATTTTAAAAGTTATAGTAGCAAAAAGAAAGCTACCTTTGTCTGTTGTTTCTACTGTAAACTCAATATTATCCTCAGAAGATTCTACTCTATCCTCAAGTCTTTCAATAGCGTCCATGATTCTTGTCTTCGCTATTGCTTGTAGTGTTTCATCATTCGGTTCAAACACCACATTGATAAGCTCTGAATAAATGTCAGCTTCCATTACTCTCTGTAAATAATGAGTTCCGAATATCTGTCTAAGACTTTCCACAATATGTGTCGGGTCTGTAGCACTTGTGGTTGACATTACTACACCACCTTGAGGTCCAATTCTAAAAGGATAACTGATACCTCTAAAACCACTTTTAGGCATAACTGATTCCTCCTTTATACATTAGGTGCGTCAACTCTTGTATCAGCATGAACGACACCTCCACCGTTCTTACCAACATAAGCATTGACATTTCCTGCATTAAGATTGTAACAACTAACATTACCTTTCACTTCTAAAGAACCATCAACTGTTACTTTATTGTGAACGATTTTTAAGTCACATACACCTGCTCCAACATTTATTGCAATCTCACCATTCTTCATAGTGATAGTGCAATCTGCATAGTTGATAATTCTAACCTTGTTTTTAGAAGAACCATAACTCTTTCCTAAAGGAGTGGTCTCTTTCTGCCACCAGTTACCTAAATACACAGGAAAATTTGGGTCTCCTTTTTCAAAGGCAATCCAAATCGTCTCTTTTGGTTGAGGGAGACAGAAATCTCCACCTGTGTCATAAGCTACTGGAACACAAGGCTCACACCATGCACTTTCTATTTTATCACCAAGAACATCTGGTATCAAACACTTTATTCTACCCCTTTTTTCTGGGTCATTGGTATTACTGACAATACCTTTATAAAATCCTGCATACGTTGTGGACATTTCTATTTCACCTCCTTATGGGATAATCAGTTTCAGACCAATAGGAAGTCTCCTATACTGTGATGGACTGATACCATTTGCATTTGCAATCTTAGGATATTGTGCTCCATTTCCATAATACTTCCTAGCAACACTCCACAGACATTCTCCGGCTTTAAGATAATGAATACGCTGTGAAGTCTTTTTAGGTTTTTTAGCAGGTTGAGTACCCTTTTTCTTTCCGGGTTTTTTCTTCTTTGGAACTTTCTTGTCCACAGTACTTGTAGAGGTCTTCTTTAAAGAGTTTCCAAAGTCCGTCTTAATAACTGTGGCTGAATGAGAATATCCTTCTTTACTTATCTGTCTTGTTACATCTTGCACAAAATATAAACCAGACAGATACTTACCTAATCCATTTAACTTTACAGTGTCTCCGGCAGTGAGTTTAATGGTCTCTTTTGTTGCAATAAACTTTAGTTGACCTGTGAGAATATTGTACTCAATCGTGTTATATTTCTTCTCCGCACTACCTGTTGAAGAGTTCGGGTTAGAATTACTTGAAGTCATATTTCCACCACTACTTGAGGAAGGTATTCTGTTAGAAGAACCTCCACCACCGCTACTTGAGGAAGGTATTCTGTTAGAAGAACCTCCACCACCGCTAGAAGACCATTTACCTGTAGTTGGGTCATATGTCATTGAACCGCTTCGAGCCATTAAATCTCACCTCCTTTAACTCCATGTTTTCTTGTTAGGGTTATAAGTATACGACCTACCACTATTAGAACCTCCACTTGGAGTATTCTTTGTTTTACTGTCTGTTGTTCTTTTAGAAGTAACCTTCGTAGAACTCAGTTTCTTATTAGAAGATTTAACCACAGAAGAACCAACTTCAACTTGAGCAGATTCCTTGTTAATTTTCGGGCTAAAACTAATAAGGTCATGTGGATAATTTAAGTAAGTCAAGGTCATTTTTGGGTCTTTCAAGTGACCTTTCTTCACATAATAAAAGGTGTTCCCTATAAGTCTTGCTGTAAATGGATAAACTTCATTACCTGCTAACTGAGTAATAAAGTCAATATCCGTCTGGTTTGATTGTGTGATAGTCTCTTGCTTCTCAAAGGCATACCCACTCTCAATCACACACTTAAAACCATAGCTTTTCACGATTTTCTGTACTACCTTTGCATTGGTAGTATTTTTGAAAGTGTTACTCTTTTTCTTCCGGTTCATTAAGTGAGTGTTATCCATACAGGTAACTGTTAAAAGAGGAAGACCACTCTCTTGAAAGATAATATCAATAGCAGAAATATATCCCTCAAATTTAACTCTATAGGAAACTCCTACCCAACCTAACTGTACTTTTATTTTGTTGTCTTCAATGAAGATATTATCCTCAATGTAAAGAAACTCTGGGTCAGCAATCTTAATGACACACATATCAGAACCATCTACTGTTTCTGTTATCTGAATATTATTGATACACTGCTTTTTATCCATTCCCAACTTTTTACCACTTATCCATACATTATATTCGATTGCAAGAAGTTCTCCATTTTTATAGCTTGACATAGAACACCTCCTACACGTTTACAATTTCTAAGACTTCATCATAATCTGGGATAAAGATTCTGTCACCATACTCAATATCAAACTCTGTTCTGTATTTAGGATTTGCGTCTAAAATAGCCCATCTTAAAGCACATATCCCATAATACTTATAGGCAACACCATCTAAGGTGTCACCTTCTACCCACTCATGCACTGTAGCATTGGCAATATTGAAACTAAATCTACTCCGCATTTTAAGTATTGGACTTGAGTTACCATATCTTGTGTACAGTGGTGTTTGCAAGTATCTTGAATTTTCGTACATCATACTCTTCCCACCTGCCTTAATGTTAATGTGAATCTTGTCATAATAGGTCTACCATAGCTATCAAGCCGCTCGTCATTTACTTTCAGCTTTTTCAGTACACACACTTTAACGAAATAGCCATAAGCAAAAGTAACCGTAGGTGGCTTTTTAAAAGAACTTTTATTATATTCCGGTGGCATAAGTGCTTCAAAGAATTTCCTAGCTGTGTTAATCTTTCCACTGTAAGGTTTATCATACATAAACACTTCCACTGTAAACTCTCTGACTTTACCACCCGAATATTGTGTTAAAGGATAGCTCATACCGGGAGAGTCAATGTCACTAAACATTGACTCCCTCTCATAAGGCACACTGGTAGGATTGAACTGACATACCAGTTTTTTATTGGTTGAGTTGTTGATAAAGTAACACTTCGTCTTTGCCGGACTATCAGCATTAAACTTTCTGCTCACTGTCAATTCCTCCTTCCTAGTAAGCTAACTCTGGGTCTGGTGCATTGATATTCTTGTAATGAGCCATCTTCTTAATCTGCTGTTTTCTTGCAATCTTATCCATGATAAGGTCTGCAAGTCTTTCTGCTTCTGCTTCGGACGCTCCATTTGCTTGAATTACAATAGCACCAGAGTTAAAGGTTACTGAATTATCTGTGTCTCCACCTTGAGTAGTTGTCTGTTGTGTGTTGTTATTCGTGTAATAATTACCCGGAATAACAGGACTTCCACTATCAGTAGGTGTTGGAGTAGGTTTAAATGGTTCTGGTGAATCTACACTTACTTCCGGCAGGAAAGGTGTAAGAGAACTTACTGCGGAAGAGATTCCACTTAAAGCACTTGTAAATGCACCTGTTACACTGCTGATTAGTGTATTATTTGAAGAACTGTTACTGTTAATAAGGTTTCCTACTTTAGAAGCAAGTACACTTATCCACCCAGTATTTCTCTCAAGTGGCATAACAGCTTCTTGACCATTCTCACCGACACCGATTACACTTGGTTTATCAAACACACCACCCTTTTCATACCAACTAACACTAAGGTGTGGTACAGAAGGTGGGTTAATACTAAGACTACCACTAATACTAAAGTGAGGAAGTGCAATATGTGGTAATTGTAACCTACAACTACTAAAGAAATCACTAATCCTACTTAAAGCACCAGATACAATACTCTTAGCACCATTCATTACATTGCTGATTGTGTTCTTAACTGCATTAAACACACTTGATACAGTACTATTGATACTTGCACCTATAGATGACACAGTACTCCTCACAGCATTAAATCCTGTAGACACTGCACTCTTTATACCACTAATGACATTAGAGATAGTGCTTTTAATACTGTTCCAAACAGAGCTAACTGTACTTGAAATACCACTCAATACACTTGAAATGGTACTTTTAATACTATTCCATGCTGAACTAATGAAACTTGCAATCGCACTTACCACAGTAGTTATCACAGATTTGATTGCGTTCCAAATTACCTGTACAACATTCCAGATTGCTTGTAAAGCAGTACCAATAGTGCTTACAATAGCACTGAAAATAGAAGAAATCACATTCCAGATACTTTGTAGTATAGTGCCAATGAAGTTAAAGATAGCACCAAACACACTTTGAACACCTTGCCATATTCTATCTAAGTCACCAGTAAAAATTCCCACGATAATATCAAGAATACCGCTAATAATGTTCATAATACCACTTAAAGCAGAACTTATAATATTCACAATAGAATTAACTACCGTGACAATAACATTCCACACACCTTGAATGAATGTGGAGATTGTACTTATAACACCTTGAACTAAAGGTACTAAAACATTAACAAGAAACTCTCCAACAGAAGATATAGCACTAATGATAGCTTGGAATACTGGACTGCTTGCAATCTCCTGTGCTTTCTGTACAATGAAGTCTTTCACTTTACCAAAAGCACCACCAATCATTCCGGCAACTTCTACAACTTTATCTTTAAAGTTTAAAAAAGCGTCAATTACTGGTTGAATTGCTGTTTTTAAATTCTCCCAGATAGAACTGAGTCCATCTTTTAAGGAGTTCCAGATATTCATACCTTCTTCTTTTAGAGTAGTCCAAATGCCAGACACTTTCGCTTTAAATTCCTCCCAATGTGTCACTGCATAAGTAATAATAGGTGCGAGGACTGCAATAATCGCCGCAATCACTGGTGCTGATAAACCACTAAAGAATCCTACGATAGCACTACCTATACTTTGCAAAGCTGGCATAATAACTGTACTTCCGAAATTTGCTAATGCAGGTCCGATAGTCTGTGTAAAGATAGGCACAATCCTTGAAGCTATATTTGCCAGTCTTGGAAAGATTGCTCCCAACTTACTTGTCAAACTACCCGGAGACATTAACACAGAAAAAGCGGATTTGATAAAACCACCAAGTTTTGTAAAGGTAGGGAAGAGTTTAGTAACAAACTTTCCAATACCACCGATAGCTCTACCTACACCACCAAAGGCTTTCGCTAATGTTCCTACAATACCTACTACTTTTGCGACTTTACCAAAAATACTATCAAGTACTTTAAACACTGCAAAGAACACTATTGCTTTAGCTGTGAATTTACCGAAACTCTCTCCGAATTTGAACCATGCGTCAGCGTCACCACTGGAAAGTAATTGGAAGAAAGAAGTCAGCTTTTCAAGAGCTGTGTCAATAAATGTTCCTTTTAAGTTTGTCTGTAATCCTTGAATGAAATTCTTGATACCGTCACTTACCTCTTTAAATCCTGCAATAAATCCTTCTTTAAATAAACCGAATCTATATTTAAGGTCAAGGATTGCTTCAATCAAAGGAAGAACCCCTAACTCTTTTGCTTTTAAGAATGTGTCCTCACTTAACGTAAATCCATCTTCACTATTCCACAATTCTGATAAGGCACGACACACAATCATTAACTTCATAAGACCTACAGTGAGGTTATTCCAGAAACCACCTTTGTTCTGTAAGTCAGTCACTACATTCACCATACCACCAACACTCATGTTGATAGCGTTTCTGGCTGTAGCAAATGAGTTACCTAAGTGCTGTACAAATCCAGTCACTAAAGTTCTCATACCTGCAAAGTCTGTCTTCCATGCAAGGTACATACCACCAATGGCAAGACCTAAAGGAAGAAGTCTGGCTGTGATTGCTTTCAAACCTCCTACAAGAATACTCTTCATAGAGGAGAAGCTACCACCCATAGCCATGAATACAGTTGCAAGCCCGGATAATGAGGAAACTACTTTAAGTGCCAAACCTGTTAAGGTTAAAAGGACACCTGCAAATGCTGTCATCTGTATTACAAACTTGGCAAGTTTCGGTTGAGTGGTGGTAAGTTTAGTAACCCATCTGATGAAGTTACCAATAGCTTTACCTGCACTCACTAAAGGTTTAATAATAAAACTTAAACTCTCCGCAATTACTTTCGCTATAGAAGCCATATCTGCGTCACTGATTTCAAAGATAGCACTGGTTACACCCTGTAATGCTTCTTTCAAATCATTAAACACACCTGCGTCTGCAACTGCAAGGAAGAGTCTTGTAAACTGGTCGGACACGTTAGAAAGTGTCTGAGACCATGTATTCATATTTGACATCATAAGACCTGCAACACCTAAGTTGTCTGCAAGGTCAGCGAAGTCTTGTGCAATCTGTTCTGGTGTATCTCCCCATGAACGACCCAAAATACCCTCAACGTCAACGTCAAGAGCATTTTTAAGGGAACGTACTTCACCACTGAAAGCATTTCGGATAGCTGTACCCCACTGCATAGCAGGTACATCTGGTCTAAATGCCATAAGGTCTCCAATGAATCCCATCAGTTCTTGTTGGAATCCATTTTTCGTACTTGTTAGAGTCTCAAATGCGTCAAGACCATTCGCTGTGATAGTGGTAAACATACCAGAAAGGTCATTGATTTCAAAAGGTGTTTTAGCCGCAAAGCTCATTAACTTACTAATGGCTTCTTGACCTTTTTGTGCATCACCTGTTAAAGCATTTACAGTGATACGCAAACTCTCAAACTGACTACCAGTATCTACTGTACCTTGTAGCAGTTTTTGGAACATACCAGTAATGGTTGTTCCCATACTTAGAAAGGTGTCACCTAACTGCCCGGTCATTGTTGAGAGTGAACTCAGAGCAGTCAAGTCTGCCATTCTATTTATAGAGTCTGTTGACTGCTCTGCCATCTGCGTCAGTCGCATTAACTGATTCGCCGCATTGTTTATTCCGGCAGTAGCGTTGTCAGTGAAGGACAAGATAAGTCCTAAACCAAAATCCATGAGGTAAACCTCCTTTCTTCTTATCTATTTTCTTTATAAGAAGACTTTGGAGTATTACCACTATTATTGCTACCTTTACTTTCGGCTTTAATCTGCTGTTTTATTCTATCATTCCACACACCTCTTTCAGTGCATGGCATATTCCAAAGCTCTTCTCTGCCCCAGTGATAGAAATAAGCAAGATTGTGAATTTCCATGACAGTTACATCAATGGGGGAGAGAACTAATATCTCTTCCCCCAAAAATGCAACAAACTCCATTAGAAAAAATCAGAACTACCTACCTGTCCACTAATGTCTTCACCACACACATCACAAGTGATTTCAAGGTTGGTATCAATGCCGAAAACATTTTCTTTAATTAAATCCTGCAAGTACTCTCTGTCTCTTAAACTCATATCTGCCACTCTGTCATTAAATACAGGTGTTCCGTCATCAAAGCTCATTAAACGTGTTAAGAGCATTGTTGTGGCAGAAGCCATGTTCTTCTTAAACAATGGGAACACAATCTCTCTGTCTTCTCCGTTCATCTGTTTAAGAGTGCCAATCTTATGTACTGCTCCCTTAGAGTCTTTGTAACCTCTACCCGGCAGTTCAAATCCATAAGTGTACATTCCATTAAACGGAGCGACTTCAAACTCGTCAATTCCAACGATAGTCTTTAGGGTTGCTTTACAGTTCGGGCATTTGTGGGTAAATGTAATCTCATTACCCTTGGAGAGCTGTCTGACTTTCATAGCCATGTAGTCAAGGTCTGCTCCCAGAAGACTTCTGATTAACTCTCCCCACTTCTTCGGACCGAGTTCTTTTCTGGTTTTGCCACCAATGTCTACCACTGTTCTCTCTAACAGTACATTGACTAATCTACCACCATTCGCTCTAATCTCCGGCTTGTTGATTGCTTCTTCATCTTTACCATTCATTTCACGGTAAGAAAAAGTTCTGAGGTGTTCACCCTCATACTCAATACCTGCTAAAAGAGGTTCGTCTCTGACAATACCATCTTCATCAACAACACTGTCATTCAACTGCCGAATATTCTCCTGCTCAATCTGTTCAACAACACTTGCCATACTCTCGTCTTTTGCTTTCTTTAATGCCATAATCAATTCCTCCATTAAAATAATTATTGAAAATTTGCTACCCTTATAATACAACAAAAACCTCCCTAATGCAATAGGAAGGTTTCTGGTGTTTTATTTCATTGTGTGATTACAGGAAGTACTCAAATGTCATTGTCAGTGTTTCAATGATTACATCACTGCTTGTAGCGTCCAAATCAGCACATTCATACTTACTGAACCATGCTTCTGCACACTTAAACTCTCTGCGGATTTTTCCAAATCTGTCACAAACTTGGATAACCACTGTGTTACGAACCGTGTTGTTGTTAAACACTTTCTCATAAATACCTTGCAGGTAGTCATCAGCGTACATACCTCTTTCAAAGGTAACATCACTAACAGTCTCTCTACCCGGAAGTTTATGTGTATGGTCATACATATTCTCAAGGTACTCAACTACCTCTACTTCTCTACTGAGACCTCCGACTTTCTGAAAGCCTACACCAGTAGGAAGACCCGGAATAGAGACTCTGAACATGAAAGACTGTAAAGGGTCTGCTTCAATGGTTCTTGAAGCCATAGCATTTAAAGCAAGCCCTTTAAACATATTGTATAACTTATTCATGCTTTATTCCTCCTTATTAAGAATTACTTGCCATAGAGTGAGCAAGTTTGATAACCACAAACTCAGCAGGTTTAACAGGAGCATAACCAATCTCAACATACAGGAAACCATTGTTGATAGTTGCGTCTGTGTTGTTGGTAGCGTCACAAGTGACATAGTATGCTTCTTCTGCTGTACCTTTCAGCACTCCATTTAAACGGAGAGTTTCAAGGAAGTCTTGACAAGTAGCTGTCACTCTACTCCACAGTGATTCGTCATTTGGCTCAAACACTGCAAACTGTGTTCCGGCATACAGAGACTTCTTGATATTGTAGTTGATAATTACATCAGTTACATATCTCATATCCGCTTTCGGATTAAGACCTCTTGCACCCCAGACAACAATACCTGCATTTGTTCTGGAAACAATACAGATAACACCCACAGGGTTAAGTTGACCAATTTCAGCGTCAGTCAGTTTCTTCTCCATAGAAAGGAAACCTTTAACTACTGCGTCAACTCCGGCAGGTGCTTTCTTGATACCCTGCTGACCGATTACTCTGGAATATACACCCATCACATGACCTGCTGTTGGAACTGTCTTTGTACCATTTGTAAGAGGGTCAGATACAACACCCCACGGATAAGCAAGACAACCACCATAAGCACTGATACTCTTTCGGTACTCCTTGGTCTCTTTAACAGTAGAACCAATCGGCATATCCAGAATCGGGAATAACATATGTGTGTCACAGTAGGTTAAAATTCCATCATTAACTGTTTTAGAAGTCTGCCCCGGAATAGCAAGAAAACTTGCGTCATCAATGGTACTGCAAACCTCAAGTGCAGAAACGTAGTTACTGTCAGCTAAATCTTCAATACCATCTGCTCCGTCAGCAAGAGTAATTGTCTCCTCCTGTAACTTTGTCAGTGCTGTTTCAGCTTTAGCAACAATCCAATTCTGTGTGGTAATGTTACTATTGATAGTGTCCACAATAGTATCTTTTGTTACTTCTGTAATCGTTGCCACTCCTTCATCAGAAGAATTCATAGTAACAATTACATCAAACACCTCATTGGTGTTCTCTACCCAGTCAGCACTTTTCTTAATCTGAACAGTAGGTGCAACTGCTCCCGGATATTTTGCTTCAATCTGCAATCCAGTGTTTAAAGTATATGTGGCTTTTGCTTTCTTTGCTGTGTTAGAAGCAACACGAACAACATACACAGAACTTCCACCATTAGCAAAAAATCCATATACAGAGTACGGAAGGTCACTGCTCTTCATAAAAGGTGTTTCAAGACCATTTGCGAAATTCTGAATGAACTCTGTCCAAGATGATACTAAAACAGGCTCATTTACAGGACCACTCTTCATAGCACCAATCAGAATACCGATTGTGGAACTTGCTTGCTGAATAGGACTTGCACCAGTTGATACGTCTTGAATGTAAACGTCTGGTCTATTGAAATCCATAGTCTATTCCTCCTTACTTTCTTTATTGTCAACTGTCTTTTCAACAGTAGGCTTTTTAGCTGTCTTCCTTTCGACAACCTCTCTCACTGTCAGAAGTTCTTGTTCCGACAGATTTTTCAAATATCCGGTGTACTGTTTATCACTAATCTGTTTCTCTTTACCCGGAAACAGTCTTAATGTTTTTCCATCACCGAGAGTACAAACAATAGGTCTGTTAATACTCATATTTTTAATGATGTAGGACATTTTCTTCCTCCTTTACAAGTATCACCTGTTAATAGTAAACTTAAAGCAATTACTCCGAACTTTCGGAAGAGTCTGCTTTCAACACTCTATCTGCAACCATGTGAACATTATAACCTACTTCGTCATCTAATTCTACCCATATCACATAAGAAATTACAGAATGGAATAATCTTTTTTGATTTTTAATCAAGTCCGAGGACTTCATACTCTCATTCAGTAACACATTAGAAGACCTTTCAACACCTCCGTCATCAATCACTTTCAGATTGAACTGTCGGAAGTGTTTCATAAGCCATGTTCGTGTCATGGTATTTATATCTTCTTTATATCTCGACCAGAAATCAATCTGGTATATGAGATTAAAAGGTACTGCTGAATCCTGCATACTAAGTAAATTCTCTTCTTCATTCTTACCCATAATCACTGGGTTAGGATTGTATCTCCTTGCGTCAAACCTATTAAAGATGTGAGTAATCGTCACACAAGGAATTTGCTCTTCCCTTAAATCTTCTTCTGGGTCTCTGACAAACACCATCTTATCTGTTACTGGTTCTATTGTACCCATAGTCGTAAGGTACTTAACTGTATTCAGAATTTCTTCTTTCAGTCCTTTTTCAACTTCTTCAAACCAAACATTAGCCGACATTTCTCACACCTCCTTATGGCTCAACAATCTCTTTAAACAACTCTTCCCAACTTTTCTGTAGCAGGTCTTTTACTTCTTCAAAAGTTGGTCTCACCAATGGTCTTGGAGGTAACTTATCAGTACCATATTCAAGCCATATCATAAGCTCACTCATTTTCATTCCACCTTCATGTGACTTCCAAGGTGAAGCACCTACAAAGATTGTACTGCCAGTAGCACTTGACTTAATACGTCTTACTTCAAGTCCATTTGCTAACTGTCCAGTCTCAATCATAATAGTAGTGTCACCACCTTTAAGCTCAACTGTGTGGTCTGCTAATGGTGTCCAACCTAAATCTTGGCTGTAGATATGACCTTTCATCTTTTCAAGAACCATCTGACCATCTTCATAGAATTTTGCTTCAAAAGCAGGTTTCAACTTAACTGCAATATTGCGTAAGTGAATACCTGCTCTATTCCAATCTCCTGTCATTTGAAGTTTCAGTGACATTCAAACCACCTTCCTCTTCATTGTCATCAGTGATAAAAATGGAAGTAACATCTGACCTGTACTCACATTCAAATACAACAGTCAAGAATACATCTTCCACAAAGGTCATAGGCTTTACATTCTTAATCTCATAGTAAGCACCATGAAACTCAATGTAACCTCTTCTAAGATACTCCCAATCTTTCTCAGTTTGACAAGCAACACCTTTGTCTCTTAAAGACTTATAAGGCACTGTGAATTTTGGGAGGTCTTTAAATTCCGATTCTACAACCTCGTCACCTTTGGCTTTCATATTACTCTGGGTTTTTGCTACAAGTAAGACAGGCTTTTTATACCTTTTGACTTTTGATTCTCCATAAAAACCACCATCTGTATCTGGACTTAACAGATAAAGATTTACTCCATCACTCACACCGTCTGTGAACATGATAGAGTAAACTTCATTCAATCCATCTACGAAAGCGTCTTGAATCTCTTTATCCATTAGCACCACCTCCGAAAGAATCAATATTGATTTCCTCTTCGGTCATTACAGGAAGGGTCTGGAATGTGACTTGCTTATATCCAAACAACTGATTTCTCTCAATAGAAAACACTGCCAAATAATACTCTTTTTCTGGTTGAAGTCCAGTGACTCTTTTGTGTGTATTTCTAAAATTCATTGTGGACATTACAAGTTTAGCACCTTCCAGAACTTTATCTTCTGCTTTTGTTCCCTCCTTGTAAATATCAATAATAGGACTTTCACTCACATACACCAGATATTTACCAAAGTGGTCATTATTAAAAGAAGACCAACTAAAGGCTACTGAATCAGTGGTAATCTCTCCTACTTTAACTCTCACAATAGGAACAGGACCATGTTCATAGTTCCTTAGTGAGTAGTGGTTCTTTGAGCGAATTGTGTCATAGGTGGTTACACCTTGAATACCTGTGTTTGGGTCTACTGTTGCTCCTCCACCATTTTCTACCCAGTCTTCATACTCTTCTTGAGCGTTTTCTGCAAGTGCCATATAGTGTTGAAATCTCTGGTTACGTTTCAACTGGTTATTATTATCCGCTGTAAGGTCATATAAAGGTGCGGAAATAACTGCCAGTTTCAAGTACAGTTCTTTCTTTGACACTAAAATCACTGGATAATCAGAACCCGGTGGCAAGTCAGTAGGGTCTTCCATAGATGGATAGACTTTTGACATACCCAGTTTAAGGAACATGGTAAGTTCTTCATCAGTCATAGACAATAAAGCCGGGTCATTAACCTCCGCTTCTTCATTCTGTACATTTACTGCACTCCTTAAAAGAGTTATCAGTTCATTGACTGTAAAAATCATAACACTTACCACCTTTCATTTTCTTTTACAGTGGTGCTAAAATTCCTGCTTTATTAAGAACACTCTTAACAAACTCCGGCACATTATAGCACTGACCTTCTTTTAAGTCATAGAGTTCACCACCAATGAAACATCTATGGTCTCTGTTGGCTCTTACTCTTACATTCTTATGAACCACAGTCTTGTCTTCAACTGCTTTGCTGTCAATTTCGACCTCTGGTTCTTTCTCCTCTTCTGGAACAGACACTTCAACCTCTTTGGTCTTGTCTTCAACTTCTGTATCAACAGATACTTCCTCAGTCTCAACTATAGGAGACTCCTGTACTTCAACTTCTGATGTAGTGTCCTTTTTTACTGCTTTCTTTACTGCCATGATATTTTCCTCCTTAAATGTTTAAAATAAATAAGGGAGGGAAGATAACAAGTGTCTTCCTTCCCTTTCTTTCTTAGGCTACAAGATGAACTTCCATTTCTGCTGTCTTAGCACCAGAGGTGGATACAATCGTAATTGTACCTGCCTTTGTGGTACTTGCAACAGTTAAAACACCTGCTGTGGTAATGGTTGCACCTGTATGTTCTGCTTTCAAAGTATAAGTCACACTGTTTGTCATTTCATCACCGAATTGTGATACTGCTTTAGCCACATAAGTAGCTGTTGCATTGGCACTTTCGGGAATCTTCACTTCACTTGGACCATCTTTAAAAACTACACCTGTGAACACATCTTCAACTAACCCTTCAAGGATTCCTGCAAGTTTCTCTGGTGTCTCATGTGCATAGAAGACTGCTTGTTTGATAGCTTCAAACTTTTTACTCATATTCACACCTCCGGGAATGAATTAAGCTGTTTCGATAACAACACCGTACTCGTTATTCAGAATACCAGTACCCCAGATAGCGTACCATGCAAGAGACTGTTTACGTCCAAAGTCTTCAACACCATTGTCACGAAGCTCAACAGGTAAAGACCATGCAATACCATAGTACTCGTCACCGAAGATAACTGCCTTATACACATTTGCAGTTGCAGAACCCTTTTCAGCTCCCTTAACAAGCTCTGCGTCATAGGCAGGGTCAGTATTGGCACAAGCACCATTGCTCATAAGAGTTGTTTCAATGAAACGAGTATCATCAATACGACCAATCTCACCGTTAAATAACTGCTCTGGTGCTCCATAGTTAGAAGCGTTAATCCATGCACTGTCATCACGAAGGTCACGACTCTGGTGAGGGTGAACGAAACAAATCCAGTAAGCACCTTCACGCTTTGGAGCGTTGTTTGTTGCAAGAATTTCAATAGCGTCCTTGATTGTAGACACCTTCATCTTACAGGTTGCATCCAGATTTGCTCTGTCAGCTACAGGAGTTCCATCACCTTTTGAAGCAAATACAATGTTTGTACCAGACAGTGCTGTGTCACGAAGTTCACAGTCAAGCACCATAGCATAGTCACGACCCAGAAGAGTTGTAGTACTTGCCATAATGTCATCAAAACTGGACTCCATCAGAAGTCTACTGTTAGATACAGCGTTACCATGCTCGGTAACAGTAATCTGTTTCATGGAACTGCTGAGTGCCTGTGTAGTCATGTCAACCATTTCAGTCAGCTTACCACCAAGTTTCAGATTGGCATAAGTCATCATGGAAATAGTAAGACCCGGTTCAACACCTAACTCAGTCTTTCTTGTTGCGAATTGTGCGAAACGCATAACAGGCAGTGCCTTAAACTCAATCTCCTTGGAATACACCATACGGATTGCGTCTGTAAGTTTTACACCGCCATTTTCGTTTGTTGTAGCAGTAGTTACACTACTTGCCGCATGAGCCTTCATGCAGGCTTTTCTAATAAAACTTGCAAAAATGTTGTTTTTTGCCTTGTTCATCACACGATTACCTCCTTGATTTATTTTTAATGTGTGTGGTTGCAGTAAAGGTTCTCCTTTATCTCAATCCCTGTTTTCTACGGAACTCTTTATATTCCGGTGAAGCAGGGTCTAAAGAAGCTAAGTACTCAAGAGAATATTCATTGTCCTGCTGTGGAGAAGCCGGAGGATTTGTAGGATTCTTAGGAGTTCTCTTATCTTTCTTAGTAGTAACTCCCATCTGCTTTCTAATCTCCTCACTTCTTGCCAGTGCAGACTCAAGACTCTTATCAAGTTCCTCAACAGTGTCACCAAACACTAACTCTGGAACTAAAAGGTCTTCTTTGTGTTCTGCCAGAATTTGAGTCTTATGAGTTTTAACCTCATACTCTTTCTCAAGTTCTGCTCGGACTTCTTTCTCTACCTCTTCTCTGTTCACAGGCTTTTGACCTTCAAACTCTTTCACCTTAGTGTCAAGAGCTTCTTTCTCTTTCGTGAGCTTGTCAATCTCTGCTTTCAGAGTTTTGACTTCCTCACTGTCACCCTGTCCGGCAGTCTTCAACTTATCCTGTGCTTCTTTTAACTGCTTCTCTAAATCAGCTTTTGCCAGAAGGTCGGTGTTGTGCTGTTCTGTCAGTGTGTTGACCTGTGTTTGAAGTTTCTCAATCTTCTTGTACTGTTTGTCTTTCTCTTCTTTTCTAGCTTTCGCAATCAAATCCTCATAGTTGATAGTAGGCTTTGTTACTGTAGGGTTATTACCCTCACCACCTTCATCACCCGGTTTCTCTTCTGCAAATGCTTTAAGAGTCAGACCATTAAAAAGTTTTCTCACGATTGCTTCTGTACTCATAGGTCCTACAATAATACCACGTTTCTTAGTCATAAGTGTACCTCCATACTTTTTGATTTTCTTTATACTAACACATAATAATCTGCAAGTCCAGTAGTCTCACAGATTATTTTATGTGTTTTGCACTTCTATTGTACAGTTCCACCACCATTTTGTCCAGTAATTTCTGTACGAACTTGTTCAATAGGTGTTTGTCCATTAGTCATACCACTGTTAATTTGGGGTGCTTGACCTTGCATTTGATTCTGATACCACATCTGCTGTAACATAGGATTAAAGAGTTCTGGGTGTTCCTCTCTTTCCTTATCAATCTCTGCAAGTTTCTGGTTAATATCTTCTTTACCGATTCTTTCCATAGCACCATGTCTACACTCAAGACCCAGTTTCATTTCTGATTCAAGTTTCTGTAACTCAAGAAGTTCGTCCTTCGGAAGAGTGTCTGGAAGAGTAACCTCATTGTACAGGAAGTCTTTCTTACTGATATTATCCGGCTTCTCAATCAGTCCTTCTAACAGTGCAATATGAAGAATCATTTTATTCACTGTCTCAAGACTGGTCTTTGTACACTGTCTCTTTATCCTCGTTTTTTCAATCAGTGGCAGGTTCATATACTGTAAAGCAACACCACTTGTGTTACTGATAGCATTAGCACCACCTAAAACTGTCTCTGGAACACCACCAATTTCACACATAGCTGTCTTTAAAGAATCTGTGTAGTTAGAGCTTGCTCCTAAATCTCCCTGTAACTCAAGGTTTGCTACTTTAGCGTCTTTTGGAAGACCTCCCCACACTTTGTTAGCACCCTTCTCAAGATTACCAATCTTTGCTCCAAACACACAAGTAATAGGTGCTGAGTGATAGTCAATGATTTCAGAAATATCACTCCTCTTAGTGTTCAACTCCACATTCAGAGGAATAATGTCTTCAAGGTCTCCCATACCATAAGTTCTTCCGGCAATCGGAAAGTTCTTAATCTGGACAAAAGGAATGATACCATAAGGGTTATCCATTTTGTCAATCTCTTCTTTATCTTCATACACAATGATTTTATCTCTTGTCCACAACTCTTTGTAAATCACAGTGGTAAGACTTGACCTTCTAAAGAGAATACCAGTATTCACTCTCTTCTCAATCGGGTACATGATAAGAATGGAATCCAGTTTATCTTTGTCATGTGGATTGAAAGTTGGAAAGACATATTGTGTAGGAAGTACTGTAAGCCTAATCTTTCCATCTGGATATTCCTCAAATGGGTCATCTAAATCTTCTGGTGATTCAAAGGACACTTTCATCCATGCTTCACCTGTGATACTCTTAGTCTGACCGATTTCAACACACAGCTCGTCTCTCTTATTAGAGTTCCACACTGCATTTAAGAAGTCATTGACTGTTTTTTCAACAATCTTCTCCGGCTTATTCTCAAGTTCGTCTGGGTCAATAACACCATCATGATTCTGGTCTCTAACAGTGGTGTCAATTTTAGTATCTCCCACTGTAACACCTTTATCATCAAGTGCCATAGGTGTCTTGATAGAAAATCCCTTACCAAACTCAAAGGACACAAACTTATTAACAAAAGGTCTACAGTAGTTAAAAGTTACTTGTGGGCTATCAAGGTCATCAATACCTTCCCAGTGATAACCCTCATAGAAGTTCCATGCTTCTTTAATCTTTTCAAGTCTCAACACTTCAAGGTTTGTAAGGTCTCCTTCACTGACAAGACCACCAATGTTAAGACTCTCTTCTAATCCTGCATTATATCTGTGTTTAAAAGTGTTCATCATTTACCTCCTTCTTTTTCCTGTGAATCTGTTTCTGCTTCTCTGTTGTTTAGCATACTGTGTGAGTGGTTTGTTACCAAATAACTTGCTTCTGTCTTTTGTCTCAGTGTCATCTTTTACACCCGGTTCTCTTGCTCCCCATAATGCTAAAGCCCATGAGTCAGGGTAATCATCATGTGCCCCTCTTTCATCTGGGTGGCTTACTACAAGATTACTACCACTGTAACCTTTCTGCAAGTCTGTCATCTGCTGAATGAATTTCTGGTGTTCCTTTGTCTTTTGTGTCTCTTTACTGTTAGGGTATTTCGCTCTACCAGTGTTTATCTCTTTATCCAGATTCTTATAAAGCTCTGACTTACTCTTAGTACTAAAGACAAACAACTCAACCTCATAATTTACATTGGCTCTGATTCTCTGCCCCAGACTTGACTCTCTAGTAGCGTCTACCACTAACTTAGCAATTCGGAAGTTTTTCAGATAGTCCATAATGATTGCATACTGTTCTTCATAGTCCTTTGCTATCTCTGGGTTAATCTCTAACCAGTCTTTAATGTATGAATTATAGGCTAAATACACTTCCTCCTCTTGTGTTTCTTCATTGTAGGCAGACTCCATTAAAACAGGATTCTCCCAGTCAACTTCTACTATAGTGATGATAGTACTATCTGCGTCTTTACTCTTTTTATCACTACCCCCACCAACATCAATACCTCCAACATGATTTGCTTGGAGGTCTCTGCCAACTCTATCAAGGAAACTGTCACCACAATTCGCTTCAAATTCATCAATGTCAATAAACATACCTCTTGAGATAATCCACTCAAGGTTATATGACATACGGAATTCATCACTGTTCTCTCCGAGACTTCTCTTCTCCCTTTCAACATACTTTGCATATCTTGGATTGTACTTCTGTACCACCTTATAATTATACTCAAAGTGATTTCTAATCTTGATACGCTTTTCTTCATAATCCTTTTTGTTTCTCTGGATTGCTTCATAGAAATCACCCTTAAAAGTTGTTGCAGTACCAATCTTACAAATAGTAGCATTGTAAGCCGCACCCATAGGGTGAATAGACTTTCTGATTTTGTAGTTACTAATGTCCTGTGCTTCTTCACAGATAATGAACTTAAAGGACTCACCCTCAATATTACTACCATCACTAGCAGAGATAGCAGTTACAAATGAACCATTACTAAGTGCTACAGTCTGTCCATTGGAAGTAGTAAACTCAAGTCTAAAGTCTGGGTCTTCCAGAATAGCAAGACTTTCTTTACACTGTATTCTGGACTTCATTCTTCGGTAAGTAATTTGTGCCTGTCTCTGACTTGGAGCGAAAATTCCTACCCAGAAACCATCTTTAAACATTTGTAGTCTTGTGTCATCTGCGAACATTGGCATATTTGCCAACTGTGGTAGGATAATCATAAGACCACCAACTGTGATAGCAATAGTCTCAGTCTTACCACTCTGACGAGCAAAAAGAGCTGTAATTTCAGCTCCATCATTTTCTAGTACAGACCTTATGATACGTTTTGAAAACTGAGTCTGATACTTATACATTACCCTTCCAGAATATGCTTCACAAAAGTTATAGATTCTGTCTACCAACTCTGTAGTGCTTATTCTTCCTGCATGGACTGTCTCTACAAAAAACTCATAAAACCAATCCGTGAAAAATGCTAAAATAAGTCTCACATTAAATAGCACGATTTTTACAATCCTATTCACTTTCTCACCTCAATTTCTATATAAAAATAAAAGGGTAAAGACTTTTCAATCTTTACCCTAGTATAAATCATTCTGCTTTAATTGTCCATACAGATTATCTCTTATATCCTCTTGTGTATCTTGGTGTGGTGTTCTTTTTTCTGTACTCGCTCAACACTTTGTTGTCCTGCTTCTTACATATCTCAACTACTCTCCGGCACGTTTTAACATCAAACATACCAATGTGACACTCTTCTTGTGGGATATGTAACATGGCTGATAACCAGATATAGGCTTCTTTTCGTGTCATCAAACCAGATTTCCAAAGAGTATCAAAAGCGTCATGTGCTTTATGTTTCTCTCTTCTTAAAACACTGTCAGCAAGTCTTCCCAGTGGAATATCTGTTCCGGGATGACACCCTACATAAGAGTCACACTGAGGAAAATTACTACACACCCACATCTTTCCATAATTCTTATTATTGTGATACACAAAATGGGAATCTCTTAAAACTACATTCGCTCCACAATAAGGACACTTTTTAGCAAACCCATAAGCAGACTTACTTGGTTTATCTTTTCGACTCATTACATTCCTCCTGCTTGAACATGGTCTTTCCATGTACACTCTAAGGCTGACTTGTCTGGTCTCATTCTAAAGAAACGAGGGTGTCTCATTTTACCAGTGTCCTTAAACAGCTCATTTGCTTTAATCTCTACTACTTCACCTTCAAAGGTATATTTCTCCCAATCTTTGCTCTCAGTTATGTGCTTATTATTAGACTCTTCTTCTGGCATAATTTTCACTATCTCACCAGTCTTCTTGTTTCTCCATGAGAATGAGAAAGTGTTTCTCATATCATCATTGAAACCAGAACAGTCACCTACTTCAACTACTTGACACTCTTTACCTTCAAGTGTCATTGTCTCAATGTTAAATTTCTTACTCTTCGGAAGTTTCTCAATTTCCTCTGGGGTAATAATTACACCATATCTGATGTTACCCACCATTCTGTAGTAATGAAATCTTGTTACAGGTCTGAGACCTCTGTTTAAAAGACCTTTGGCAGAAGTCTGACTCATAATATCTACTCTCTGTCTTCTGTCTTCAATGTCTACCCAGTAACCCCATCTGTCATTTGGAAACTTACCTTCATATTCATCTGTAGGCTCAGTGAAGCCCATGATGACACACTCTCTTGTCAAAAACTTCTTGACTTTGGAGTATTCCCAACCTCTTTTATGGTGGTATCTACCTTCTTTAGACTTTAAAATAACTCCCTCTCCACCAGTGGCTACAATTAGCTCATAGTAACCTCTAGGTGTCATGTACCCCGGCTCTTCATGTAAGCACTTGTACAGATTAGGGTACACCTCTTTTTCGTCTTCAAGTGTATCAAAGAATGGGTCTTCCTCAAAATCCGTAATTCTATTCATTAACATATCATGAGCATATAATTTATCACCTGTCACTGGGTCAGTGATGTACTCTCCACAAACATAGAATGGTACAAACTCTATATACTTACTACCAGTCTCTTCTACTGCTTGCTTTAAATACCGCTTTCTTTTTATCAAGGACATTTTTCTAAGGTCAATACCTTTATACTTGATAATATCAAAAGCATGGAGAGAGATAAATCCTTTCTCAAGCTGTCTGTCTACAGCTTTATCCCACAGACAATTCAGTGTACTTGACACTTCTTTGAATGGCTGATTGTTAATGAACATTTCTCCATCAAGAACAGTGCCATCAAGCTCTGGAACATCAATATCCCGAATGTGTGGAACACTGTCTGTGTTCTCAGTATAAAACCCACTCTTCTTACTCACTCTTCGACTAAACACTCTTGAATAACCCATATCTGGTCCATTTGCAGTTGGCTGACTAAAATACTGATTGATACCTCTAGTTCCATCAAACTTCTCTTCGATAATGTTTGTCTCTTTAGCAAATTGTTCATCCTGTTCTTCCTCAGTCTCTAATTCTTTGGCAGTCATGGGTTCATAACCTTTAACACCTGCAAACTGATATACTTCTGGACAATTCCACTCTTCTTGAGGAAACATTTCTTCAAGCTCAGTTCCATCACCAAAGTAAAGTCTATTGTCAGACTCTCTGTGTAATGTACTAAAGTCTTTCTTCATCAATTCTACCTCACTTTCTTTTTCTATATCTCTATTATATCACATAACACAGATACTATAAAATCACTCCTGTATATCGTCCGGTGTCTCTTCAATGTTACTGTCTCTGAGTTCCTTGAGTTTATAGGCTCTCAACTCTTTCTTCATTTCCTCATGCTCTTTGATAACCTGTATCAATTTAGCAAACACTCTTCTCTTCTGTTGGTCTCCTGTTGAAGCAATACACTGAATACAGTAATTCTCCAACTGTTCAGAAGTGAGTGAAGCAGGTGGAGTAGGTTCGTTCTCCTGTTCTACAGGCAGGTCAACCTCTTTTAAAATATCACTCTGTTTTCTACCACCTTTAAATGTTACATCAATTACTTCATGCTTTCCCGGGATGTGTGGCATACTACTTTTCCTCCTTCACAATAATAAGCTCATTTAACAGTTCTTTAAGGTTTCCCTGTGTGTTCATGCTTTCTATTGGCACAAGTCTATTTCCCGGCAATAAAGACGCTCTGAGGTCTTCTACCTTGTCATCATTGATAACAATATGACTGTAAATAACAGGGTCGCATATACCGGGGTCTGGATTGTACACACCAATAGGACTGAACTGAGAACTAAACATTAGTCTCTGGTTTTCCGGCTTAGTACAATCAATCATTTTTGCTACTGCCAGACTGGACATAAACATCATAAGGTCATACCCTTTGTGTGGCAGAACTTGACTCAAATTCAATGACACATAGTTTCTCTGTCCTAAATGGTCTACTTCATGTTCTACTACTAAATTAGAGTACGCAGTTCTCACCGCAGTTACAAAGCACACAGGCACATAGTCTTCCTTGTATGCTTCTTCTCTGGTGTCAAAGTACTTTAAATCATCAAGCACTTTATCCAGTTTTACATTTTTCTGCACCCGAATATTCTGTTTGAGCAGGTCTTTCTTTAAACACGCTATCACAATACATTCCTCCTTTATATAAAAATAGGGAACAGATTTCTCTGTTCCCTAATCTTAACACATCTGACCTAAAGGTTCAACTTACTCAGCTTCGTACTCTTCTCCGCAATTCTCACAGATGAACTTTTTGGATTTCTTCTCATACTTGAGCTTACGTCCACAGCAGTAATTCTCTTCATCAATCTCATAAGGGTCTCCTGCTTCATGCTCTTCACCACCATCATCAATGAAGCGTTTCTTAACCTCACAGTACATAGCAACAAGGTCTTCAAACTGGTAATCATCACCCAGAGCTTCAAGCTCTTCCTCAGAAGCATAGGTCTCAAGGAATGTCTGAATGTCCTCTTCTGTGATAGTGTCATTCTCAACACCTTCGATAATGTCTGCCATCATAGACTTGACTGCTTCGGCTCTCTCTTCACTCATGCCATCTGGATTGTTTACACCCTCTGGGTCATACTCTGGGAAGTAAGACTCTTCATTAAACTCTTCACCATCTTCATCTTCGGCAGTCTCTTCTGCTTCTGCTGTTGTCTCCTCAACATCAGCTTCTTCCTCAGACTCGTCTTCGTCATCATCCTCAAGCTGAACAATGCCATCTGCGATTGCTTTCGCTAAAACTTTGACAACATCAGACTTCTTGCCCTTTGCTTCAATGTCAAACTCTGCAAGGTACTCAATGATTTCCTTTGCAGACATATCTTCGGTAGCTTCTGTAGCCATCTGAATGTACTGCTCGTCTACTTCCTCTTCCTTTGGCTCTTTGGTCTTTGCAGACTTTTTCAGACCGCCTTTCTTCTTGTTGATAGGAACAACTTTTCCATCATCTTTTGCAGGTGCTTCATCTGTCTCTTCCGGCTCTGCTTCATTCTCAACTGTAGCAGAAACAGTTACCTGTAACATTCTCTCAACAATCTCGTCTCTTGTACCCTTGCAGGAAACACCAACACTTGCACCCAGTTTCTTGAGTTCATTAAACTTCATGCTCATAAGCTGTTCTCTTGAGAACTTACCTTCAACTGTTGCTTCTGTCTCTTCCGGCTCATTCATAGCAGGCTGTTCTTTCTGTACTGCCTGTCTGCGTGTTGCAGACTTGGATTCCACTGCATTTCTCTTCTCTACTCCACCTGCAAGTTCATCTCTCAGAATAGTAGCACCTTCAATAATTGCATTAAGTCCTTCGATAATTCTCTCGTTTTTCATGTGATTTTTACCTCCATAAATTCTTTAATATGTTTTATTTTTGAGCTTTCATTTGCTCTGTGAACACAGTATAGCACTGGTGTTAGTGAGTGTCAAACACCTTTGGTTTAAGGTCTCCAACACGTTTCTTTAAATACGTTACTTTCTCCTCAATCTTTAACATTTCAGAGAACAGTCCTTTCACTGCTTCACTCTTCTTATCAAAAGGAATAGTGTCAGAACCTAAAACTGCTTCGTGTCTTGCTTGTAATTCTTCATAAGTACCTGTCAGTGTTAAAATAAGGTTATTCAGAACACCGACATTTTCATTAGAGACTTCTTTGATAAAGTCCTCCATAGGACTATCAATAAGAACTCCCAAACTGCTTTTTGACTTCAATGGTATTCACCTCCTCAATCTTGTAATTTCAGATTCAAGTGTATCATTGTCAGCACAAAAACACAACTCACCAAAATCTTGACTGGAAGATAGACCTCACAGAAGAATTGATAATACACTACACACACAAGACCTGCAATCATGCAGAAAAATGTAGCAAGCATAGTAATCTTCCGTATAGTGTTCAACAGGTTCACCCAGAAGGGTATGAACTTATCAACAACAAACAGTTCTATTCTCCTAAAGAAGTACTTCATACTGCAATCACCTCCTTCATAGATAATAACCCCATATCTACTGCTCGGTTTGTGTATCTCTCTAAAAGAGAATAAAATTGAGGGTCGTGCATAACACCCTTTCTCCGAACATAGTTAGGATTTGTATATTGGAGGTGATGACACACCTCATGTATTGTATGATAAAGCACCGTTGAATAAGAAAACATAACCTTCATCTTTTTATATTTATAAGGATAAATTCTCACCTCTGCGACTTTACCCTCATACTCTGGAAAATATCTGCCATAGAATGATTTACTGTATGGTCTAATCACAACATTAAATTCTTCCACTGGCAGTCTCAGCTTTTGCAGGTCAGAGACTAACCTGTGCTGTAACTCTTCCTCACTAAGCATATTAAACAACCTCCTAACTCTGTAAGAAAGAGTATAACACAGGTTACTCTCACTGTCCACTTTATGCAACTAACAACATTCCTCCGGCAATTCTCTCAAGCTCAATTCTTCTCTCAAGAGTGAAGTCCTGTGCAACTTGAGTAATAGAATTGATAAGACCCCATCTGTTTCTGTTGTAAGTACCATCCTGCATAAGATGAATAACTTTACCAGTACTTTCATCAGACATATTTGTGGAGTTCTTAATACTCTCAATAAGCTCCTTTAAGGAATCTTCATCTTTAAAAGCGTCCTCAAGTGAAACTGTGGCTGTGTTCTTAATACTTTCTACCACCTTTGCAACAATAGGCTCTACTAAATCAAGGGCTTCCTGCAAATTACTCTGGAACGCTTCTGTTGTGATACCTCTGTGTACTTGGTGGAATAACACTCCAAACTTCTTCGGCACAATCAATCCATTGGTACACACTTTCTTCCAGATAAAGAAGTTCACTGTCAAGTTACTTCTACCCACATCACTTGAGTCAATGGAAAAACCCGGATAAAGGTCTTCATTATCAACAGGAAGTCTTGTAGGAGAAACCAGTCTCATGTGCAATCTCTCTTCATTTAAGAAGAATCCCTTAATACTGTAGTCATCTACAGGAAATGAGTCCTGCATACTCTGTAAAATGGTAGGTGTATCACACACTGAATATCTTGGTGTGAGGACACCTCTAATCTTTCCATCATACTCACGAATAAACAGGTCTTTGTTAAAGTCACTCAACCATGAGTTCATGTTATCCTGTGCAAGTTCGATTCTGCCGGAACTAATACACTTCTTCATATACTCATGTGGAACACCTATTTTATTACATAACTGACCCATAGCGTGTCTGGAAATACTAGGTCTTCTCACTTCACCACTTTCAGTAGTGTATGTGATACCTGCAAGCTCATTTAATCTCAGTCTTTCATCAGTAACATTCCTTACTGTAAAATCTTCACATAAACTCTGAATGTTATGTGATTTGTCCAGTATCATTTTAAATGATACTTTACCCATATCAAGTAACTCTCTTGTATCTGGCTCTTCTGTCGGAGTAACAACCTGTGGTGTAATAATCTCCTTTGGTCTTTTCATCAGCTTCATGTTATATCTCCTTTCTATAACTGCTTCATTCACTCAGCTTGTACACTCATTATAGGATAAAAAGAGAAAGAGGTCAAAACACCACTGTGTCTCAACCTCTTCACTATTATACATCTTCTTCTAATAATACCCTCTTAAAGAGTTTCGTCACTACTTTACCCGGCACTGTATGAGTTCTTACATACTTCTTTGCTTCTTCCGGTTCATCAAATGGCACCCAGTTAGAAAGATAGTTACCAAGTGCTTCATTATAACGTGGAACACCACATACATAATCTCTCATAAAGACTTTACTCTCAGCACCTTCTAAGTCAAGGTCTCTAATAGGACTGTCCTTTCTCTGTCTCAACTCATTCATAAGCTGTTCCGTAGAAATACTGGACACTTGAAAATTGATACTCTCAACTCTCTCAAATCTATGTGTCTGACCTGTCTGATTATCCCATCTTTCAGCAATAGTACCTTTATCAGTCTCAGTACTGCTCCACTCTTCTACAGGTCTCACAAATACTCCGTATTCTGGGTGACACACATTAAAGTAGTAGCATACCCAAATGTCTCTCACTGCGTCTTTTGCGATATTCTGGACAAAATAATACTCACCCTTAAAGTGTCTGTACAACCCCGGCTTTACTGTAATTGGTTCATTCATTTGTTTTTCTTCCTCCATTCTTT